TACCGCCAGGGACGGAAGACACAGCACAGCGACGACACACAACATATATAAACCTCGTAAGAATGCGGACATGGTGTATGAAAAAAAATACTATACTTATTCCCACATTTTTATTTACAGTGCGAAGCAGACGTGATATGCTTGTACAGCTGTCCGTGCGTTTTGATGAGAAGGTCGCACGCACAACACTTCCACGGAAACTTTGAGTTGGTTTGTTCGTCCGTGTTCACATACTGGTTCTGTTCAAACGAATCCCATTCTTTGAGGCGCTTATTCAATTCCGTAATTTGCTTCTTATCGTGCTGAATGTTCTTCTCATACACCCCAATCATATATTTAGTGTGCGCGCGCAGGGCGTGAACACTCTGTTCGGCCGATTGCTGAAGAACCCTGCACACGCGGTCCTGCTCCCTCTTGTATTCTGTGTGAGACTGTCGCAACTCCTCGAGCGTGTCCTGCTTATCTTCGTCGTCGCTGGACGGTTTTGTTACAGTGATGGCTTGCGTGTGACGAATGAGCATTTCACACATTGAATGAACAAATTGGATACAGTTCATGTTTGTGAAACAGTGTGCTAGAAAGAATACGTGTGTTTTTCCCCGGAGCTCATAGTGTCCGTGCCGTTTCCCTACAATGTTCGAATGCAGAGAAAACAGAATGGCCGCAGTGGGTTCGTGAGCGTCAATATCCCGGTAGAATTTACGCACCTGTTCTGTTCGAATGGACCCTTTATGAGATTTGACTTCGTTCAGAATCCACGTGTCATCATCTAGATACGTATGAAAATCCCCTGAATGGGGATCGCCGTGTGTGTCGCGTACCGACCAATGGGGGTAATGAGAGGTAATGTACTGCATCACACATTCTTCGCCTTTATTTCCCACACTCTTCGTAGACGCGGTCTGGGAATGGAACTGTACCATTTTCATCTTCATGTCTTCAATACTACTCTGTAGATGGTGCTGGAGATTGGCGGTAGAGTTCTGGACTTGGCGTGACTGTTCCAACGCAATGCTCCGACATTCGTTTTCAAATGTGGCTTTCACACACGCCATTTTCGTCTCCAAAGCTCTGTTTTCTTCTTCCAACGCGAGATTCGTTTTCCGTAATGCAGACATGTGTGTGTTGTATTCCTCTTTCATATTTTGCACTACAGCATCGTGTTTCGAAGAGCACAATGCCTCAATCTTTTCACGGAAACGGTCGTCGCTGTGAAAGGATTCAAATTGTAAGTTGCGCACATGTACGCCAACATCAATGATTTGTGAAATCGCAGAATGGACTTGCGGAAACAGAGGAATGTTCAATTGCGTGTGAATATGTTCATCAATTGAAATGTCGTCTATGTGTGCATTCTGAGATGTTCTGCAAGATAAAATTACGGTATGTTTTTTTTTACTCTCTTGATCTACGGTATCTGACATGGTAAAACTGGTACTACACTCCATGCGCGGAAGATCGTTATATGTAGTACTCAAGAAGTCTTTAAACAACAAAAAATAAATAAAGCACGTACAAAATGGTTGGTGTCCAGAACTTCAAATCTTTTCCATACAACAGTTGACAACCTTCCCGGTGAGAAGCTTTTCTTTCAGAAGACATTTATTCTCCATTTGGTAGTCGAAGGAGCAATTGTGCTGACTAGCGGCACGGTGTTGAGCACAGAATGCCTTCTTACATTTACACATTGTCATACGCTGCACTAGCGTTAGTTTCTTGGAACACTGAGGGAATTGGCATCGTTTGGTCTTTTTGGATTTCGACATTATCACTTTTGCGGTTTGATTACCAGGGATTACCCTTATCCTTTATCCATCATTTTTTTTAACAATCAATATGAGTAGAAATTTCTAAGCTAGAAATGTTAAATTTGTATTTAGAATTTAACCTGTGAACTGTGTGCGGAGCGAAAAATAGACAGGCACCGACGAGCTTCATTCGACAAGGAAAATGCAACAGTTTTGGTTTGAATGCTTCGAATTGCGTCCTGTACAGAGAGGTCTGTGTAGCGTAACACATACGCAATAATGACGACGTAGGCCGTATGGAGAGAATGGATTTCATGATCAATGAGTATGATAGGTTCCAAAGATTGAGCGATGTAGCGGTGAATAGCGCGCGTACTAGATTCCAGAAGTTTTTGAAATGCCACCATATCTTGATTCCAGAAATTGTACTTGTGTATATACAGGTTATGAGAAATTCTACATTTTGCGTGCTTTTTATCTGCCACCCATAAACGAGACAGAATTTCGATACGCATCGTTGTACTATCGTATTCTTGAGACAATTTTAAATAGACGTGTATATCAATAGAATCAGCATAAATGTGCGTGTGTATTCAATGTTTTTGGGAATGGTTGGTACAACACCTGAGAAAGAAGCCAATCATACGCTATGAACAAGTGCCATTTGATATAGATGATCATATAGAAGAAGAGTTTGTACAAGAGACTACAAGATTGCTAACACCAGATTCGGATGGCGAGTATGATAATGATGATGCTAATGATGATAATGATGATAATGATGATAATGATGATAATGATGATGATAAATCATCTAATGAAGAGAAAGTGTCGCATATTGTCCACGTCGACGAAGTGTCCATAGAGTTAACATCACAATCACAAATGACGATATCTCCGTACGTCACTGCTGAATCGACAGACAGTGACACTGATTCATCAAGCGAAGAGAAAACTGAAGCGTGTGAGAATAATTGTCTAACAAATGAGTAACATTTATATTTTCACGAATGTTGTGGCAAACACTTAGACCCCTCACAAAAAAATGATACTATTTAAAAAAAATCCTCGAATAGATTATACGAATCGTATCGTCGCACAATGGAGCAACATCACGATAAAACTAAAGATGATGAAACTATGCTGCAGCAGATCAATATTGACAGCAAAGTGTACAACAAGATTACCGGAGTCCAGTTTAGTGTCTTATCACCGGAAGAAATTATGAACTCTTCTGTTACGGAAATTTTTACACAAGAAACATACGATGGTAATTTACCGAAAGTAGGGGGGCTTTTTGATGCTCGAATGGGTGTATTGGATCACACACAGATTTGCCCCACCGACAAATTGAACAATAAAGCATGCCCAGGTTATTTTGGACACATTCAATTGGCTCATCCTGTTTTCAACATGCAGTACATGACAATCATTCGAAAGATTCTGAAGTGCATTTGCTTTAGGTGTTCGAAACTGCGCGTGGAGGTTCCTGACGACCATGAACTATATTCTCTCCAAGGGGCCAAGCGGTTTCAAGCGTACTATGACTTGTGTATGAAGTGTAAACCATCCCACTGCGGTGAAGCGCTGACGGGCGCCGATTGTGATGGAGAGCACGATGGGTGCGGCGTTAAGTTCCCCAAAAACGTTGCGAAACACACCTCCTTTCACGAACTGGTCGCAAAGTGGCCTGGAAAGGGCGACGAAGAGAGTCGTCAGCTGGTGTGGAATGCGGCCGATGTCCTCAAGATATTCTCTCGGATTTCAGACAAGGATTGCGCAACGATGGGGTTCAATCCGGCGTGGTGTAAGCCGGAATGGATGATTTACACGGTGTTTCCGGTTTCTCCGCCCAGCATGCGTCCGTCGGTGAAGCAAGACAACAACACGCGTATGGAGGACGACCTGACCCATAAGCTGTGTGATATTGTCAAGACAAACAGGATGCTCAAGCAGAAGATGGAAAAGAACGCCCACGAGACGGTGTTGAAGGACTGGATTCAGTTGCTTCAGTATCACACGGCCACGTATGTTGACAACACGATTCCAGGGTTGCCTGTCGCTCAGCAGCGGTCCGGGCGCGCATTGAAGTCGATCAAAGAGCGCATCAAATCCAAGGAAGGTCGTGTTCGTGGTAACTTGATGGGAAAACGCGTGAACAATTCTGCTCGCAGTGTGATTACACCGGACCCAAATATCAGTATTGATGAATTGGGAGTGCCAAAAAAGGTGGCGATGAACTTAACTTTCCCAGAGAAGGTCACTATCTATAACATTGAACAAATGAAGAAGTTGGTTCGTAATGGACCAACCAAGTATCCAGGAGCAAAAACGTACAAGGAACGAGACACGGGACGGATGATTTCCTTAAAGCATGTGGACACAACTTCAGTCAAGGTGTGCGTCGGGGACACAGTGTATCGTCATTTGATTGACGGGGACATTGTGTTGTTCAACCGACAGCCATCGCTTCACAAGATGAGTATGATGGCTCACAAGGTCAAGGTGATGCCTTTTAACACGTTTCGCTTGAATGTTAGCGTAACGACTCCTTACAATGCGGACTTCGATGGAGACGAAATGAACATGCACGTGCCGCAAAGCGTCCAAACGGCAATGGAGCTACAGCAACTCGTGCGTGTTCCCACCCAAATTATTAGTCCCGGAACGAATCGGCCGGTGATTGGTATTGTACAAGATACATTGCTCGGCGCAAACCGATTCACACAACCCAATGTGTTATTGACGAAACATCAGATGATGGATCTGCTTATGTGGATACCCTCTTTCAAGGGCGAATTGCCCCCGCCGAGCGTGAAGGCCGGTAATGGTACGCCGGTGGATTTGTGGTCTTCGCACGCCATCATGTCGATGATCATCCCCAACGTCTCTATGACCAAGAAGAACAAGCAGTACGATGCGGTATCGACGGATGAAAATCGCGTCAAGATCACAGAAGGGGACCATAAGCATGGAACATTTGACAAGAACATTTTAGGAACAAGCAACCAGGGGCTCATTCACGTGGTGACGAACGACATTGGAACCCACAAGACGCATGAACTCATTGACAACATTCAGAATATTATTACAAATTGGTTATTGAACACCGGTTTTAGTGTAGGTGTGAGCGATTTAGTTATCGACGACGATACGATTGAAGAGATGCAGGCGTCCATCAAAGAGAAAAAAGACAATGTCATCTCTCTCATTAAAGACGTCCATATGGGACTATTTGAGAACAATACAGGAAAACCTAATAAGACCGAGTTCGAATACCGCATCAACACGCAGTTGAACCGCGCTGTCAATGAAACCGGAAAGATGGGTATCAAGCAGTTGCTATCAGACAACCGAATGGTCAATATGGTCAAGTCGGGATCGAAGGGGTCTGACATTAACATTGGTCAAATGATTTCATGTGTTGGACAGCAAAATGTGGACGACGGCCGTATTCCGTATGGCTTCACAGACCGCACTCTTCCGCATTTCCACAAATACGACGACGGGGTGAAGGCGCGCGGATTCGTACAAAACTCGTACTTACAGGGACTTGACCCGGATGAATTCTTCTTCCATGCGATGGGCGGGCGTGAAGGTTTGATTGATACAGCAGTGAAAACGGCTGAGACTGGATACATTCAGCGCAAACTCATCAAGGCGATGGAAGATCTTAAGATTGCTACTGACAATACAGTGCGCAACGAATCCGGTCAAATTGTTCAGTTCCTCTACGGTGAAGATGGCTTCGACCCGGTACACATCGAACGCCAGAGCATCCCAAGCCTGTCTAAATCACTAGCGGAACTTCAGAAGGACTACATTTTGCATTCTCAATTTCCGTGGGATACTGTGCTAACGGAAGAGGGTACAAAGGCGGTCCGAGTAGTGATTGAAGACATGGGCGCAAACGAGTTCGATGAACTGTGTAAGAATCATTTCAAACGGATCGTGCGAGACCGGAATTTTGTGATTGAGAAAATCAACCAGTTGGAGCAGAACTCGACAGTATATCATCCTATCAACCTACAGCGCCTGCTCTTCTCAACGAAGCAAAAGTTTGCATCCACACACGGAAAGAGTGACATCGACCCGGTGTACGTTTTTCGGAAATTGGACGAGTTGTGCTCCAAAATGAGCGTGGAAAACAACATCTACGCTCGCAACATCGACGATAATTTGTTGTTCATTAACATTCGGGCACAGTTCTCGCCGAAGCGATTGATGGAACACGGGATAACCCGGACAGGATTTGATTACATGTATCAGTACTGTCTGACAAAATTCCATCAATCGATGGGTTCGTATGGCGAGGCGGTTGGAACCATCGCCGCACAATCGATTGGAGAGCCGGCGACACAGTTGACACTGAACACCTTTCATTTTGCTGGGGTTTCGAGCAAATCTAAAGTGGTTCGAGGCGTTCCTCGTCTGAAGGAAGTCCTTAATGTGTCAAAGAAGATCAAGAATCCGGTAGCAACGATATTTCTGAATCCAGATATTGCATCCAGTAAGCAGAAAGCTTCATCGGTGCTGAATGATTTGGAAATTACCACTCTCCGAGAAATATTACTATCCTCCGAGATTGTCTTCCGTCCGGAAAGTGGAGAGGATACAAGCACTGCGGACAATACTCTCTTCAGCGTGTACGACGAATTCTATCACGCCATGATTCCAAAGGATACAGACCGGAGCCCATGGGTTCTTCACATGCGTTTCAATAACGAAATGATGATGCGAAAGAACATTCAAATGAGCGATATTCACTACATGATGATGCAGTCGCAGAAAAAAGATGGGTCGCTTTATTGCTCGTACACAGATGATAACTCAGCGGACTTGGTGATGCGTATTCGCCCTGTCATCAAGAAAAGTGGCGTGGATATGGTGTCCTTCTTGGAACAGTTCGAGGCGGATATCGTGTCGAATGCAGTGATTAAAGGGGTAGAAGGAATTAAGTCGGCGAATATGTCGAAATCCACGACCCATCTCGAGTTGAACAAGGGAGATTTCGCATCCACGGAAGAATGGGTCCTAGACACAGATGGCAGCAATCTCAATGCCATTATGAATCAGGAACATATTGACTTTAGCAGAACTTTCACAAACGATATTGTGGAAATTCACAGAGTACTTGGCATTGAGGCGGCCCGAGATGCCATAATTAATGAACTTGCTGACGTAATTACATCGGGTGGAAGCTATGTGAATTACAGACATATTTCTCTGCTGGCGGATACTATGACATCACGTGGCTTCATCATGTCGGTGGATAGGCACGGAATGAAGAAAAGTTCAAAACAGACATTGGCAAAGTGTTCTTTTGAAGAGACACCAGACATTCTTTACAAGGCAGCGATGTTTGGCGATTTTGACACAATGGACGGTGTGTCTGCCAACATCATGATGGGACAAGAAATCAAGGTTGGAACGGGGTCATTCAATGTTCTATTCGATGAGAAGAAATATTTCGACAATGTGACATTTCCAGTGTCAGACACGTCCAGTAATAAGGAAAATATTGATGAAAACCGCGCACCGGAATATGCTGTTTGTAACGCCGAAAATATGAGACTTTCGCTGTCCGAGATGTTCATCCGTCCAGAGCAGTTCGCGATTACGCTACCACCCTATTCACAAGTGATAAGCTAGGCTAAGTCCGACTGATACATTAAATCAGTTTGATCACAAAAAAGAATGTTTCTGTCCAGAATCATTCTATTATACACTTTTCTTTTTTACTGCACACATTAAAAAAATGACAGCGAATATAAAAAGAGACTGACTATATTACAATACCGACTGAAGTGATCGAAGTACAATAATCTACTATGCTCAATACACTTGTTAAGATGATTTTAACTGACATGGATATACACCCACAAACACTTCATATGATGCGGCAAGCACATTTGAATGATCTTATACATTGCTTATCGACAGTGTTGAAGCAGGTTTTGAAGTCAGAATATGTGTATCCAGAATTCATTCTTCAAGTGCTGTGCGAAGAGTGTCCTAAAATTCGTAATCCGTACGCACCCATCACATGGACTGCTCCCTTAGGATATGTCGACGATTTGAAGAAGGTATTTCAGCCCGAACAACGTAGTCCTGAATGGTACGCATTCCGTAAAGAACGTCTGACCGCCAGCGACATCGGCACAGTGCTCGGCAAAAATCACTACAGTACGCCAAAGGATATTCTCCTCAAGAAATGTGGATATGAAAAACCGTTTTATATGAGTCCTCCGTGTGCGCACGGAGTCAAATATGAACCCATTGCGACATTCATTTACGAAAAAAGGCAAAAGATGAAAGTTCACGAGTTTGGTTGCCTCGCCCACCCAGTCTACCCTTTCATCGGGGCATCGCCAGATGGTATTTGCTCAAATGGTGTGATGCTGGAAATCAAGAATCCGTATTCCCGTAAAATCGTTGGAATTCCGCCAATCCATTACTGGATCCAAATGCAAATCCAGCTCGAAGTATGCGACCTCGAACTGTGTGACTTTTTGGAATGCTCCTATACGTTCTATGATACCCACGAAGAGTTGAAAGAAGGTGAATCAGCGGCTACGCACGACAACACTGAATTTGGCCCTGTCATCGAATACTATGTGGCAACCAATACCAAAGAGGCTCGATACAGGTATTGTCCCCTTGGTATATCATTGAAGAAAATGCGGACCTGGATTACAAATACCATGAAAGATATCAACGAAAATGAAAACTGTGTGTACGAGCCTTTTGTGACGTGGTGGGCGTTGAAAACATACTCTCTTGTTCGTGTTCGAAGAGATACTGCGTGGTTTGCTGAAGCTCTTCCTCAGTTACGCACATTTTGGGAAAGTGTGATCAAACAGAGGACACTGGGTATCGAAGAATTAGTGCCGAAACCAAAAAAGAAACGGAAAATAGCATGCAAACTTCTCGCAGATGATGAAGAGAAGAAGAGTGAAAGTATATCGGCAGCATCTCCATCCGCGCTCATTCGTCTCACCATATAACGAACCATTTATTTCGAGTATTTACGTAGTCATCATCGTGTGACAACTGTATTTCTTTCAATTCCTTTTGTACTTGGTTACCAACTTGTATTCTCGGATATGCGACATTTCGATATTGAGGTAGTGGCTCTAACCAATCATCTGAGCGGAGGTGTGAAAACAGAGTGGAACTAACGCGCCACAACGATTTATCATCTTTCTTTCTTTTTTCTATAACACGTCGCGTTGAATCACTCACTACGACCTCATGATATCCTGCCATGCAGAATCCACCTGTCAAATATTCAAGCTGTTTTCCGCATTGCATTAATAAGCACCCATCGGGAATGGACACTTCTATTTTTGTTCCATCACGCAACCACACGCAGAGTCCAGGATACCGACTTTTTCCGTGACACGTAATAAAATTGAGATCGGCATGATACCCAGCCATCACGGTGTCTTTGGCCCCATATTTATCTAAATCAGTACCTGTTGGCGCGAGCAGATGAGGCCCGTATTCCATTTTGTTGCGCAGGTAGTCTTGCGGTAGGGACAGTCCATATGATATTGCCTCTGTTATATCTAGAACAGATTGTAGAAGGTCATTTCCCCATTTATCCATGACAAGACTCCAGCGTTCTTTGAATGCTTCTGGTACAACAGGATCTGCATTCAGGTTTTCAAAATTGGTATTTTCAGGGCGTTTTCCGATACGCCAAAAAAATCTCCATTTGACATCCTTTTCCGGCGGACACAGGGTTACTGGGCGATTCAACTCTGATAATGTTGACGTATCCGAACAATGCTTTTTAGGCAACTCTGTTTTTTCGGGCGTCACGCCAACTTGGTAATGATGTTCTGGGAATGCATCATTCAATTTCACCTCGCTGTCTTGTTCAAAGTATGATTCCATCATATCTAAGAACGCTTCATTATCACGCTCTGTTACACGTGGATCTCGAACTATTAAAATGCCATACGTTGATAGACAATGCATTACTTTTTTGCATTCTTCTATGCCCTCATCCGTAAATGCTCCATCAGCCCGTTTCAACATTAATTTAGCAAGATCAATAGTTGGAATATATTGACTGATAGTCTTTGTATTCACTGATTTCATTGATCCTATCATCCACTGATACAACCAAAGTGTTGCTCCTGTCATTATTGTGGATGCTACAAACACAGCACCACATTTCCAATAATCTGCTCCTACTGTCATTGTTATGATAATAATAGCGTTTTTGTCTATATCCTTTAGTAAAAGTGCTACGAATATTATATTGAAGAAGTGTAATATAATGGACATTTCTGACCTTATTACACGGTATAACCCTGCTCCAAATGTCAGACTGAATTCTGTATCGAACAACTATAATGGGTCGCATAGACCACCAATGCCTGTCAGAAAATTGCCACAACGACAGATGCCACAACGACAGATGCCACAACGACAGATGCCACAACGACAGATGCCACAACGACAGATGCCACAACGACGCACACCAAGTACGGTGCGAAATGTTGAAAACAAGATGACGACACAATATAATCCACGTAAAGTAAATCAATACATTGAATCAATGCGTCGAAAAGATGTAAAAACAGCCATATTAGCTACTCGGCAGCGAGTCACATTTCACGGCAAGGAACGTATCCAAAGGGATAAACGTTCGACATCAAGAATCGAAAAACATATGGAGTGTGCCAATACAAAAGTATTACGAAAGCTTCTTCGTACAAAAGAAATCAAGACCTCTCGGAAAACACCGCCTCAGTTAGTGGATCGTTTATCCAAACTAATGATTGGCTCCAAAATAAAAATTACCCAGAAAGGATAACTTTGAAAGAGCTATAGAATGACACATCCACTACTTCTCTTTTGATTCAAATAGCAAGGTACACAATTTCGTTTTGAGAATGGTTTGCTACACACAGGGCATACGCGCCCTCCATGGTTGTGTACAGAACTCACCCACTCGCGTAAACAATCGTCGTGGAATACATGTTGACACTGTAATGTAGCTAAATCTTTGGAATACACATCATCGAGACATATGAAACATTCTCCAATGGGCGTATTTTCTTCGAGAACGGAATACTGCTTTATAAGACGTTTTCGCGTCATACCTTACATTGTACCAATATAATGAAATGAAATGGTATAAACAAACAGTTCCAAAGAACAGTAACAATGGCTGAAATATTACTAATACAACGATTTGTCCGTTTACAAAGGTCCCACTCAAGATTCCTTACGATCCCCATTGTGAGAGATATCCATCACAATACGCGGAATTTTGACGACTTTCAGAAAATTATGCTTGAGCGCCAGACACGCGTCATCACGTATCGATTCCTGTGCGAAATAATGCGTCATTCACCTACACCAATAAGTCTTTCATCGTACTCAAAATGGGTGTCGATGTTTTTGTCGGCATTCTTAATACATACATTTCCAGATGATGTCCTGTCTACATCTCGATCAATGCATTCAGAAAGGGCGGTACTTCAATCGGCTAGCTCGCTTGTCCGAAGAGTGTGTATACGACCCAGTGCAAAAGTTTGTCACATAAGCAATGATTTGTACGTTTTGTTTCAAGAGTACTGCTCTCGCTTTGATACGTGGTTGTTGGAAGACCGTCAATGTCAATTGAATGTTCTTTGTCAACTGATTGTTCAACTCCGCACACATGGACCGAATACGACTAATAAAAACGTCCGCAACGAATACGTAAAAAGTGCTCAAGCATTCGAAAGCAACATTTTAGAACACATTCGAAAGATATCAGGAGAATCTGGAATTGAATTCGTTAAACAATTCATAGGAGGTGTCGAAAAAGCACAGTTACAGATTGCGTCACAAGTAAATACGACAATGCACCGTGTATATTGGGATATGATGGAAGAACAACTCGCAAATTCAGAACATCGTGTGACTTGTGTCATCATGCTCGTGAAAGAATTAGTCAAAGAACTCCTCTTACTTGTAACTTCCGATGAATACCGAAGAAACGTACAAGAAGATATTGATATTGCCTACTTGGAACTAAAAATGATGAATGGAACCTTTTCGATTGATGTTCTCGGCGAATTAGTGGATAATGTGTGTAAGCATATTCTTTTGATTTGTTCCCCAGCCCAAGATGCAGAGATTAAAGCAGAACAAAAGAAAATCGAAAAGCATTTGAGAGAACCGAATTGTACTTGGAAACGATTGGGTATATTTTTCAAAACGATGACTTACCACGTTCAGTATGTGAAGGATCAGGTAGAACGATTGCATAGGGCAAATCAAACGAATGATAATGAATCAAAGTAAATTAGCCATCTCCATTTTCAATTGGCGCATTTTGGATTTTAAACTTTTCTTTTTACGAAACTTTCGGTTCTTTGATAAACGTGTGTTGATCTGCCGCGAGTTTGGATTCACAAAAGCATTAAAGTCATCTGACTTGGGCGGAAGTAATTCTGGTTTTGGTCGCGATTTTTTTTGGGGTCGTTTGGGAACCTCTTTTGTGTACTCCGGACTTTTTCCGAAAGGCTGCCTTTTTCGTGTTGTAATTTGTTTTTCGGACATTGGCTTCTTTCCACCTACATATATTGCACCACTGTCATCGCGGATTCGATGCTTGAGAGATTGGCGATTGTTCCGTGATTGCACGGATTTCGGTTTCGTGTGTTGATCTGGATTCTTTTGTTTCTTTTGTTGTGCTTTCTTCTTGCGCTGTGCATTCTTTGTCTTGATATCTTCTTGTTTTTTCATATATTTTTCGAAATTTTCAGTATTCTTAACTGTCTGGTTTTGGTATGATTTAGAGTATGCAAATTGAACTTTGTTCTTCAAATAAAAGGGCACCCCATTGGAGTCGCATACGTGTCCCATCCAGTACATATGGTAAAATAGTGTATGTCGGTTTACGCGTAAGAACGACCTAAGAAATGTGCGTATAGGTTCCATGTCATGTTGCTGATATAGGTCTTTGTACGTTTTACACGCTTCGTTTCTTTTCTGTATCGCAGCGGTGTTATCATTATGAATGTCATCTATTTTAACCATAAGGAACGGTTCTCCATTCCGACTGTAATAGTATCCACTCAGATATTTATGAAACCACGTATTTCTCAATGATTTATAATACACAGCGTCCATTGGAGAATGTCTATATTGTATGATGATGTAAAAGTTTCACGAATTGTCGCTTATGGTTTTGGACGATATTGTCGCAACTCTCGAGCAATCGTCCATAGTTCACTGCTTCGAATGTTGTCCAATTCCTTTTCTAGTTTTTCTCTGTAGTCCGGGTCACTATTTGCTTCAATTGACCGTCGTGTCTCGTTCCCATTTTTAACCTCCTCATAGCACTCTTGAATAACCGGATAGATGGCGGCTTCAAACTTAGGTGCCCAATCTAAAGCGCCTCTCTGTGCCGTAGTCGAACAGTTGGCAAACATCCAGTCCATGCCTCTCTCAGAAATCAAGGGATACAAACTTTCCAATGCCTCTTCCACGGTTTCATTATACGCTTCAGACGGACTATGACCATTCTCTCGAAGAACTGTATACTGGGCCGCAAAAGCACCTTGAATCATTCCCATTAAAACACATCGCTCCCCCGTCAAGTCACTGTACACTTCTTTCTCTGTGGTCGTCTCAAAGGCGTGTCCAGTACCAATCCCAAACGCCAAGGCCATACACGTATCCTTTGCTTGTCCAGACGCATCTTGATGAATGGCGAAGGACGAATTGATGCCCCGTCCTTCCAAGAAATGGTTTCGAACCGTCAATCCGCTGCCTTTTGGGGCTACAATCATTACATCAACATCTTTCGGGGGAATAATGTGCGTGTCTTCATGAAATGTCAACCCGAATCCATGAGAGAAGTACAGAGTTTTGCCCTCAGTCAAATGAGGCACTAAATGTTCCCACCACTGAATTTGTGCTGCGTCGGATAATAAGTATTGTATGATATTGCCTTCTTTGGCAGCCTCATCCATAGGTAAAAGGGTGTTGCCCTCTTCCCAGCCATCCTCTTTGGCTTGATCCCAACTGTTGCCTTGTCTAACGCCCACACACACATCGAACCCATTATCTCTCAGGTTTAGTGCCTGTCCTCTTCCCTGTGGTCCATATCCGAGAATTGCAATTTTCCGACCGTCTAGAATACGTTTGCATTCGTCGATGGGGTAATCAGAGCGTTCTATAATCGTCTCACCACCCTGAATTGTCGCTGGAAAAGCGCAAACAGGAGACGATGAGTATGGTGCACGACCCATCATTCTTCTAAATAACTGTTTTGGCGCGGAATGAAACAAAGCAGTGCGTAACATTAAGAGTATTGTACTTAAATGGATATAAAAGTGCTTATATCTATTTTGTTATGATGACAGATCTGCACTGTACACTCGAAACGCCTCAACCTCTTGATGCGTCCTGTTTAGAATGGATATCACATGTTAGGTATTCACATCAACCGCCGGTGTTTGCACTCAATACGGTTGATTTTCAACAACTGGCAATAGAAGGATGCAAAATGCAGTGTGCACATATTACATTTACAGAACCATTCACACGCATTAAAAGAGAACTGTGTGCTCAAATCTCTGAGAACAGTCTTGACTGGTTCAAACAGCAATGTAATGAAGAACAATTATATGACACACTCGAACTGCAAGATTTCATTCATGTCGACTCGTCCATCATTTGTATTGAAGAAGACGCATTGTATGATAATACACTTTTTGAAAACACAATGCCATCGAATGCATTTCTAGAACATGCGTCAAATGTTCATAAAATATACTGTATGATTCAAGCAGTTTTGTTCAAAGGAGCCCACATGTATGTACAAGTGGGCGTGTCGCATGTACGGATGAAAAGCAACCCACTTCAAACCACTCAAGTTCAAGTTCACACAGAGGACGAAATCGCTTCCATTCCCCCAACGCCATCCAGAGAAGAACTTGCGATGATCCGCTCCCAAATACAGAATACGTTAAATCGCAAGAATCACAAATTAGGCGAATTAACAGCGATTGAGAATTTTCTTCAAAATGAATACGACGAAAAAATAAACAGGATACGAAAACAACAAAAGTCCGTTTCTATGGAAATTGAATGTCTCAAGAAGACTTGTTAGGATAATGTAGGCAATTTTTTTTCCTCATCCTAACATATAAGATAAAATGCTGAACACTATTGTTTCTAAGATGAAAACCCTCAGCCCACTCATTGTCCTTGCGATTGTTGTTGCGGTTGCCGCTCTGATTATGATGAAGAATGATCCTGCACCCCAAGCCATGAGCGCCCCGGAAGGCTCTGCCACGATTGAAGGCCTTGAACAACCGGCCGCAGTTGATGAACCAGCTCCTAAAAAAGATGCATCAGATGACACGCTTACTTCGTCTGATCTCCTTCCGGCGGAAGACAAGAATGCGATTGAATTTGCCAACATGGCACCTCAGGTGGATGGTTCGCTTAGTGACCAGAACTTTCTTACGGCTGGTCATCTCCAAGGTGAAATGTCGTCTGTATCCAAAAATGCTAACTATGGCCTCCGCTCCGAACCTCCCAACCCTCAGGACAATGTTTCTCCCTGGATGAATACATCAATTAAGCCGGATACCCTTCGTCGCCCTCTGTGTTAAAGTACCTTTTTGTAGAAGAGGCAATATGCAAAAGGGGTAGAAATTGACTTTTTTGAGTTCAAACATCGAAAGGTGTTATCATTGCATATCATCCATGTTTCTGATTTGGCATCTTTAACAAAGGCATAATAATGTCCACCACGAGTACTGCCACGATGATTTCCTACTGCAACCAATGAAAATCGACTTTTGAACTTTTCAGGACCTTCTGTATACCTCCGCAAATCTAATTCGTGAGGTATTTCGATGTTTTCATTTCTTTTTCGTCCAGTATATGAAAATCGTTTCAGAACAATGATGAGGTATTGTGGAAGTTTCCAAAAATGAATGTATTTATGAAGTGTGCCGGTATCGGTTTTAATGGATTCTGTTTCAGAAAAGTGATTAAAACAATCATACAGGTGAAGTGATTTTTTTGATGGAGGTGGAATGTCTAATTGAATTGTCACAAACGGGTCATAATTATACGAAAATTTGTTTGATTTCAAAGTGTGCACAGATGATTGATACTGTCCAAAAAACAAGGGAATTAAATCAGAGTAGTGCTCTGCAAAGAAACCTTTGAATTGTACCATACTTTGTATGATTTGCTTTTCGTTTTCGTCTTTTGGTTTTCCATCTATATGAATTGATACACTTCGCTCAACTTCTGTATGAATGAAGTCTATGAGGAAGAGCATAAATTCAGACATGTCATGCTGTCTACGGAGCATTTGAAATTGTGAGTGCTGTTGTTTTTTTGCGTACTCTTCAATCGCAGAAATCAAAACGTTAGGAGATGACACATCCTTTACATTCATTTGCAAAGCTAAATTTTTGAGGTGAAGGGTCGGAGGTGTTCTTCCTTTCGGTCGAGGATTGACCCCCATCAACATTTTGACAAAATCATCACATCGAAATAGACACTGTAGAGTGGTATTCAAGTAACATGTATTTCCTAAATTATTAAGGCCACTTACCCTTTGCATAATAGTGTATAAGGAAATGTTTTCTTACTATTAAGACATCACACTTTGTTTATGTCTATTGGTATTATTTTTGCGCTTAAAGTCAGAACATAAAAACATACTTCAAGAATAAGTATCGTAGCATAAATGTTTCCAAACCCACAACTACATCCAACGTCGTGGTACTACACGGTTCCAAATATGTATTGTCCAAACTATAGTCATCAGATATTTGGGCATCCAATGATGTATCCAAGAACAAATACAAATGTACATACTCAGCAATACCAAATGGACCCTGGCGGACCGTATTATCCATATCGTACTCAGCAATACCAAATGGACCCTCGCGGACTGTATTATCCATATAGTATTCAGCAATCTCAAATGGTACCTCTATCACATAGACGTTATCCAAATATTCCAGCCCAACAAAGCACGACTTCACCAACACTGCGCAGTATTGAAATTCGCACAGAAACATCAAATGAAGAAGCATTGAACGGGGAAGAAACATCGAATAGTGAAGAAAGCAACAGTAACGTGTCCCTCACTTCTCAGACTTACGAACATATGAATCAGTTTATTTCGAATCTGGTTGAAGATGTAAATAGCCACAATTCTTCGATCGCCGTGGATGGTGGTTTCGAGAATGAAGCCAACAAAATGGTATCAATAATGGATTTACAGAATCACACTCAACTTGAAACATTTGATGCTTCGAATATGCCACCGGATCATTGTAACTGTTCAATATGCCATAATAGTATGGATGGATATATCGTGAGAGTATTGCGTTGTTCGCACACATTTCACAATGGTTGTATTGATCGTTGGTTGCATTCGGCATCAACGTGTCCCCTTTGTCGAACCCCTATTGTACCCGACGAAGAGGAACATTTAGTATGAATTAGAAAAACAGAGTATTAAAAAAATGAAGATGTCATCATCAGTTTCTCATTAGAAGTACTGCCAAAAGTATCAATGCCATCTTCAAAAGGAAAATCTAAACCTAGACAAATGCGCCGGTTTCAGCCAACCCGTATTAAAAAAAGTAAAATTGGTGGCGGCGAACGAAGTGATGAAGTCACAGCATGGTTGAATTATCAGGCATATACACTTTTTGCTCGTCATAAACACGTCCACATGACAAAAAATTTCCATATAGATAATCCAACAGTAGCTACCACGAATTTTGCTGCCGATATACTATTTTATGAAAAAGACTACCCAGAACAGTCTTTTGATGATATACATACAAGCACAGCTGAGCAGATGAAATACGAAATATTTTGCCCTTGCTTGAGTACTGATAAGTACCACGTCTCAATATCGAGAAAAGCAATCGCAATGATCAAACGAGTTTCGAAGGAAACAAAAAATGTATCCCAAAACACCGTCATCTTCTTAAAGGTATATGAGGATGCCCATTACTTTGCACTTCTCTATTATCCGTACAATAAGAAAGTAGAAATGTTTGATGCAAGTGGGTCTGGTTTTGAAGTAGTTCATATGAAAAATGTGTTGTACGACCTCTTGCACATGCTTTTTGGGATCCGGTATGATCATAAAAAGCACGCCAAGAAATTGATGATTGTGTCAAAGGTTGGATATCAGCAATCAATTTTCGATGAATATTGTCAAACGTGGGTTTACTTCTATCTATACAAGCGGTTCTTCTGCAATTATTCGGTTGACAACTGGAAATCTTTTATGAAAGGATTTTCTGCAACGAAGAAAAAATCGAAGGTCATTACAGAGAAACATACGGTTGGCTTCGACGGATTAGAGGCGTGTAACCCATACAGGAAAACACTCGAACTCATCACGTGTTTTCGAGATTGGTTTATGCACACATCAATGATATCTGTTAAAAAAAATGAATTGATTTAAAGATTTGTAGATACTTTTTATCAACAATATTAATACAAAGCATATATTCAAAATGTCAATGTCTACTGTCATCATTACAAAATCCGGTCTTATTCAGAGGAAAACTTTTGATGATAAATATAACTTTCAATCCTTACTTGTGGAGCTTGATCACGTCCTTCAAAATCGAGGTCATGGGTCGCTGAAGCTTATTGGAGCATACCCCTCTCAAAATGCTTTATTATTGGGATGGACGTCTGGTAGACATTCTCAAATCAACCGCCATGAATTTGCTCCACCTTACGATACTGATCTATTCTACGGTGACGTTGTCATATTAAAGCTAAAAAATATGGACGGAATTATGCTTTCCTCTATCACAACACTTGAGTACAATGAAATGTACAACACTCTTATGGGCGGATTTGAAAGTCTAGGCTCTTCTGACGATGATTATGAATGTGACCAGAAAGAACAGGGTGATGAAGACCCGGATTATAAACCAGGAGACGAAATGAGTGACAACGAAAGTAAAACGTATCAAGGAACAGAATATACTGATTCTGATGAAGAAGGAGAATGGGATTTTGATCAACAAGATTCTATGTAAATGCAGTTTATACAAAATCTACTACATCGTCCAATCGTTCGATCTATATTTAATGAACAAAATGTCTTTCTTTTTTATTTGTTATATGTATAGTCACTATGATGTCATCAAGTGAAATAGTATTATTTTCTCTATTAGTCATTTATGTCTTTAATGGTTGGTTAGAACAGAAACTGGAAGACGTGCATCCCATTGTTCGTCGTATAGCCAAAGCAGGTTCGGTCCAACCCCATCATTCTACAGCCTCTGAACCGGCTACAATTGAAGATGTGGAAGCGTCGCCGCCGTCACGAATGTCGGCCACTGATATGAAACAAGCTTTGCAACAATATTTGAACGATCATCTACAACAGCACACGCCGTCGGAGCCTACGTTGGAATCTCACTATTCTGTCGAAGCTGGGTCTTCGTCGGACGGACTAGTATCGGACAAAAAAACACCAGTATACGGACTGGAACACTGGGGGAGCGATATTCAGCCCTTTCAAATGAATGCTTCGTCATTTGCCACCATATGAGTCGTTCAGCGACTACCTTCACATTGGGGGTGCACAACTAAATTGTACACTGGTACGTCAAGTATTTTTTTCTATTTGTTTTTGTCACCGGCAGAAACTTCTCGCAATGCTCACACTTGATGTAAGACGGTGATGTACAAGATTTAAACCACACAAACGAGAAGAGCGGTACATTAACAGTCTTCGACAAATTGCAACACGGACACTCATCAATCCATCCAAATTCAATGGCATCCAGGATCATTTCAACGCGGTCTTTATTATCCACCCCTGCTCTATGGTATATGTGATTTCGGAGGCATATTGAGATGAGTTGTTTTTGTGATTTTTGAAGTAAAACCGAGCTTAGTGCTTTACGTAAGTTACGGTTCCTTCGCTTCATACACGCACGGATGGATGTTCGATGGTTCTTCGTGTATCTAGCCGTATCATTTATTTAGTTTTTTATGACCATCGGATAACTCAAAATATTGGACACATTGGCACCACGCCATGATGTACAATGGTATGAAGAATTCCGAACATTGTGTCTGCAACAACGATAGGACCCGCCATATGATATCGTCCAAACAGTATGCTCATAAATAAGCCAGTGGCAAAGAGAAAGTGCGTCTGTCGACTCCACCATACTGTATCATTTAGAATGCCATTCAGATTCGTTAACATCGCAATAACCGCCCCACACCCCACTATGATTTTTCCGGTATCGTTTTCTTCTTGCACCAACGCGGATATGACATAGGCCATCACGAGACGAACCCAAATACATACTGCAAAATACAAGTAGAAACGTTCTGTTTCAGAGTAACCGAGAGATTCAAACAAGCCGCCCATAGTATATTTTGTTATACTATTAAAATATTCAGGAATAAAATACTATGCGCAAAATGAAAAAAGATGTAAAAATCTTCAGATTGGATCCTGCACTCGCTGGTTTACATGTCATTTACCTGAGGCGCGAGAACCAACTTGATAGTACCCAGCGTAGCACACGAATACTTGAGAATCAGTGGGAAATCGTTCTTGAGATATATTTCAATTGAATTAGACAGGTTCGTACATTTCGTGAAGAGAACGAGGAACTTCAGCGAGAAAATGCCCTGTACAATCGTGTTCGATGTGTTCTGAATCACAGTCAGTTTAGTCTTATTGTCATATCCTTCGTCGGACACGTGCGTTCCAATGATTGTCTCTTGTTCGGCAAAATCGCCCTTGCACGAGAAAATCAACTGTTCGCCAACGCTCTTTATTTCAATGACGTCCGACAGATTGTACATGTCGCGGCATATCTTCTGAAAATCCGCTGCACACATCGTGATTACAGAGGTAAACGTGGCTGGCGGAATGCTCAATTCGGTGCGCTGGAGGTCAAGGACGTTCAACTTATACGTGGTCGTGCGCTGCTTGTCACCATTCTCAATTTTAATTCCCAGATGGTTGGGGTCATTCTTTTCCATGAACAACGATAGTACGGAATTGTTATTCATGGTTTTCATCAGTTTATACATATTCATTAGCCCCAATCCAACAACCATGGGTTTATCGCAATGATATGAACAAAACTCCTCGGCATTCAACTTCAAATGAACTAAAACTGTGTGAGATGAGTCCATAGCAATCACCTTTATTCCAGTCTCATCAAACGTAAAGTTTGCTTCTGTTAAAATTTCCTTCAATGCTTCCACCAAGACTCGAAAAGCCGAAGCTTGAACTGTGCTCATGTAAAACGAATATCGTTCTTCGGCAGACATTCTTATTCGTATAATATCTTTTTCTGTACGAAAATCTTTAACTCTGTTTTAGGATACTCTACAGCATTTCGATTCTTCTATGTCAGGCAATCGTTCAATTTTGGTATCCTCATCAACCGTTGTCCAAATTTCCCAATGTTTGCCCCATTCTTCAAAAGGATAATAGCAGTATCCATCGTCACCAAAGGATGTGCCCCAGCTGTTTCGAATGATGAAATGTTTGTCTCGGATGCTGTATCCGACAATGGACATTGCGTGCCCACCTTGCATTTCTGCGTCTTCGGAATCTTTGTTCCAAATATCATCGTTTTTCTTGTATACTGGGAAAGTGATCAGGCACACGCCTTGTTCTGCAATCGCGTGACACGTACTTTCAATGTCGCTGATTCGAGCATAATGGGATATGACGTGATGTTTGGCTTCTTCATAATGAGGAGCATAGTCATATACATTGTCGACATCTCTGTACGGACAACTCTTTTCGTAGCAGACTCCAATCTGTCGCAGTATCTTCATAGCGTCACGTCCATACATACCGGGCGTGTCTTTGTTACGCCGTTGTCCATAGAAGAATTTAGGAGAAAAATATTCTTGGAAATTGTAATCAAGCCGTTCTTGGTACTCTTTTGCGCAGCATGCTGAAAATGCCATACATGCGCCGTACGAACCTTGATTGCGAATCTTTGGGAGTTTTGGGCGCAAATCCACTTCATCTGGAAATTCTTTGGTTCTGTCTCGGAATACCCAATCCCGTTTGTCTTCAGGGGACTTTTCTGCCGTGCATAAAAAATCGGAGGGTTGTTTTGATTCTTCCATTAGGTGCTTTATGGGGATATTTTTTTACCTTCCTCACTTTCAAAATATCCTTTTGTGGCACAATCGAAACTATAAATTGATTTATGTCCATGCCTAGTTTTGCTTATACGTCAAAGTCCTACGCGTCTTTCAACGGCGAATAGGACCGCTCGTCCGGATTGTTACTCAGTAATGTCGTCACGGTGTCTCTATACTCATTCGACATGAAGTCAAGATTGTCGTACACAAAAGACTGTATATTTCTGTATGTTACATCGGATCTTTGGAAGGGGTGTGTTCCTTCACATAGTATGTAGGCACATAAGCCGAGACCCCAGAAATCGGTGTTTTTGTGATATTGACGATTGAGATTGACTTCTGGGGATTGATAGAGCATTGTTCCAGTATTTTTTATCAACTTTCCATATTCGTGAATCGGTGCACTCTTCAATGTTTGAACATCTATTAACGTGACATCTTCTTCACGTCCTAGATGCGGTGTCGTTATGAAATTTTCCAGTTTTATATCTAAATGAGCAAGACCATGGTTGTGTAGTGCATCTATACAAGAATGTGCTTTATCCAACCAAAGACGTGATTCTTTTTCCTTCATGCCCCTACCTTTTTGTTTCCGCAACGAAATCAAATGATCTAACATGTCTCTGCCCTTGACATAAGGTAACGTAATTGTCTTCGTCGTCAGACAAGTATCTATGTGTCGCACTAAATGAGCATTGGGATGCTTTGGATAAACGCTTTGTATGCGCTCCAGATTTTGCAGTTCTGTACAGAAATTGTCGAGGTGTTCATGTCTTTTCAACACAACACACGCTTGCCTTTTCAAATCATATGCTACGGATATGTCTCTCTTACCACACAGTTGGCGAATCACTTTGAATCTCTGTAGCATCTTACTGTACTCTTGTGGCTACGGTTTATATGAATACTAAGATTTAAAGACTGGATATGTTATAATGAGTACCTGTAGTAAACATGCAAATTTTTATTAAAACGCTGACTGGGAAGACGATTACTCTGGATGTCGAACCTAGCGATACCATTGAAAATGTAAAGGCTAAGATCCAAGAAAAGGAAGGCATTCCACCTGATCAACAACGTCTCATCTTTTCTGGAAAACAATTGGAAGATGGTCGTACTCTTAGTGATTATTCAGTGCAAAAAGAGAGCACGATTCATATGGTGCTCCGGCTTCGTGGTGGCATTTAAAGATTATACTCCAATTATGAGTACTCAAATATATTTTTAACTGTGTTCGATTTACTACGTTCTTATTCAACGTAGGGTTCACTCATCTCGATATGAAATGTCCTCAATGTCGGAAAGAAAAAGATGAAATTCATTTCCAAGGAAAGAATAACAAAATAACAAAACATTGTTCTGTGTGCCGAGAACAGTGTAAAAAATGGAGAGAAAAAAATAAGAAACGTGTGCAATTGTACAATAAATTTTATAGAGAAAACAATGATGTTAAAGACAAAATACGTGTTGTGTATGCCAAACGTATAAATGATGAAGATTGCGAATGGGTCAGATTTGATAGTCAAGCCCACGCGGCGTCTGTATTGAAACTACATACAAGTAATATTTCGAAAGTATTGAATGGTTATATACTTCAAACAGGTGGGTATGACTTCAAAATAGAAGAAGAAAATGTAGAAATTATTGTGCAAGATCATGTAGATTGGAACACAGTCAAAAAGGATAATTTTATTACTGATAAAGTCAAGGGATTTCCGTCCGCACATAGAACATTACACGAAACGATCAATGGAATTACTGGGAAGAAATGTTGTACTTGCAAAAAATGGCACCCATTAACGAATTACAACAAATCCTGCAGTCATTGGGACCAATTGAGAAATGACTGCAAAAATTGTTTGGTGGTGTGGAGGAAAAAAAATAGAAGAGAGCTAAATCGAAAACATTTGATATATGAGCGAGAAAGGAAAAAAATAGATCCGGAATTCAAATTGAAAAAAACGCTACGAAGTAGATTAGGAACAGCTTTAAGGTCCAAAAATGCTAAAAAACTACACCGGACCATCAAGTTAATCGGACAAACACCGGCATTTGTTAGGGTATATTTGGAAAAACAATTTACAGAAGGAATGTCCTGGGACAATCACGGAGAATGGCATATTGATCATAGAAAACCGTGCCGTGAATTTAATTTACAAAACGAAGATGAGCAGAGAAAATGTTTCCACTACACGAATTTACAGCCACTTTGGGGGCCTGAAAATCTCGCAAAGGGTGGGTATTTCGACGAAAATACTTTTGAATACAAATGGGTTGATGGATGCGGTTGGATGGTAAAGGAAAACGGAACTTTTAATTGAATATGACCCTCTTTCAAAGGATGGATTCAATAATTGTGGTTATCCGTTGTGGGAAAACTATAATTTTTGACAAAATTGATTAGGTTGGTGGCGTGGAGGAAAATCTAGAAACAGGGGTAGTCGAAGAATGTAAAGAAGAAAAACACGACCGATTACAATTTTCATTTCGTTCCATTCAGTTCCTGAAGCAATTTCTTCGCATATTCTGCCTTTATGCATTGAGGATACTCATCGTCGTACATTATCAAATATGTCTTATGTAAGAAGGACCTATAGTCTTTTTTGAAGTCAGCATCCATCTTATCATACATATCCAATTCATCATATAGTCGTTGTGCCTGTCGAAACTGTTGACGAACTTGCGATTCGTGATGTTGAAATGACTTGTGTGCCGGAAGAGACATACCTGACAAAACGTGCTCGAGCAGATTGTGTAGCTTTCTTTTTTTTCCTTCAATCTTCCGTTGTCTATTCCTTCGGACATTTTCAGGTGAGAATACCGCCATTATACAGTTAAAAGACATAATGTGCTCTTATACCAATGTACTGTATATTGTCATATGTATCATTTTTTTTCAAGAGATTCGTAAAACGCACTAACCCGAGCATTCACACTAATTTTCTCAGGACAAAACGATTTCAAATACAATCCCTCCAGTGTCTTCACACGCGACAGCGCGACGTATGTCTGTCCATAGGCAAATATCGAACTTCCAACATCGACTTCAACCAAATCCAAGGAAGCCCCTTGTGCCTTGTGAATGGTAATGGCCCACGCAGTCACCAGAGGGATTTGATGAATCGATATACCCTCAGAATGTTCACTATTCCACACATGGTGTCGAATCGTTCGTGTTGGTCCATTGTGGAATTGTACGACTGGAAAGCCGGATGTGGTGTCAAAGTGGGTGATAATTCCAGTGCTGCCATTACATACTCCATTTTCGACATCCAAATTTGCCACACACATAACCTGAGCACCTTCCCTCAATACCAAACTGTCTTCGAAGGGAGCATTTTTTGTCATTTGCTGTACTTCAATGATATACTTATTTGGGTAAGGGGGTGATAGCGTATGCTGTCCTTTGACTACCCGACATTCAAACACCTTTGTAGCAGTCTTTAATTCTGCCAACTTCTTCCGATTCAGTCGGTCTACTTGGAATCGTCTGGGATACAAAATGGTGGGTCGAATTCCGTGTGGGATAAGAGTCTTATCCTTTTTCTTACACTCCATCAGTGTATCGTATGACTTTCGAGATAGCCGACCTTTCCGGATCTGGTTCAGTATTTTTGTAAATCGCTTATCTCTCTGTCGATGGATCTCCTTCAGATTGATCGATACGTTCATATTTTTTGCCCATAGTTTAGATTCGAAGCAATAGAAGTCCTCTTCTGTTGGAGCAAGTTGGTAAAAATCGCCGGATAAAATGACCTGAATGCCACCAAACGGGGCTTCCGATCTGCGCACTGCTTTTCCAATCCGGTCCAGCAATTCAAAGGTTCGGTGCGAGAGCATGCTTACTTCGTCGATAATTAATATGTCAACGCTTGCCCACCTCTTCCGCTTGTACCGCATTTTCATAATCGTTCTCACTATGACATCATCCGGTTGCTTCATAAGTCCGATGCCCGCCCACGAGTGAAGTGTTTTTGCGTTGACATTGAGAAGGAACGCAGCACATCCAGTGAGCGCACAGCACTGTATTTTCTTACCATTTTCCTCTGCAGCATGTACCATTGCCCGAATAAGATGCGACTTTCCGCTTCCCGCAGGACCGGTGACAAACACGTTATCACCATCATGAAATGCGCGCATGACCCGCTGTTGTGAGAGAGATAATGTACTTTCTACATCATTATCGCGAGTTGACAGAATAGCCGGCTGAAGCTCATCAAGTGATATTGTCTTACCATTTGAATATTTCACTTGAATGTCCATTATGATGATGATGTGTTTGGAACCGTCTGCAGTACTCATTTTTTTCAAAGACACAACATTAAAAAAATGAATGCTAGCCGTGCCTCTACAAACAAGTGTAATAGCAATGAATTTACAAACCTTAAATTCGCGCGTACTCAAACGATTCAACGAAGTTGTTGCGCAGTTTTTATTTGATTTGGCCGAGCAAAATGAGGGGTGTACCTTTAAAGATCTGGCTGATGAATACCTACCACAGGACAATGTCGAGAAATATGAGAGCATGAAGCATCTACGAGAACTCACTATAAAAGAGCTTCGTTTCGCACTGGCTAGACGAAATAATTGTCATCTCAGCGGGTCCAAAGATGTCCTCATTCAACGTCTCTGGAAATTATTACATCCTGCCAAGCGCGATCCGAGTGAAAAGATAGAATACATAGAGTGGAATAAGAAGCAAACTGACCCAGAATCTTGGCCAGCGATCTGGGTTCATCGGAAAGGCTCTACTGGAATTGTTATCAAGAATCCCTGGGATTCTATGTCATCTGATGTACAAAAGCCGGCAATCCTCTTACGGGTCGATTTGTCATATGAGCCCCCGCTTGCATTTTCTGAAACAGTGAAAGAATATATACTTGAAGGTGAATATGACCCGAAGAGCAAGCAAGTATTATTTGGCAACGTACCAGAGAGAATTGAGAAAACTCTTGGGTATTGAATTGAAGTCATTACCCTTTTGTACTTGAAGTATTGAATGTATTTTTTACGTGTCTCTTAAATATAAACGTTGCGTAAGAATTGAAGTAATAATGACAATGCACAGAGAATATTATGATACGTTAGGGGTATCTACAACGGCCACACAGAAAGAGATAAAAAAAGCATATCGAAAAATGGCATTAAAATATCACCCGGACAAGAACGCGGACGACTCAACAGCTGCGGAACGCTTTGCAAAAATTTCTACTGCGTATGAAACTCTTGGGGATGAAGCGAAACGTCGACAATATGATCAATTTGGGAAAAATAGTAGTGGACGTCCGTCGTCAGATTTTCCAGGCACTAATCCGCACAATATCTTTAGTACCTTCTTTAATCGACAATCAAATTTCCGGCAACCATCGCGTCACCGAAATGTTCCTGCAAAAGGAAAAACAACGATAAATAACATTCGAGTAAGCCTGATGGATCTTTTCACTGGAGTTAAAAAGAAAATTGCAATAACCCGGAAGAGAAAATGCGTTTCGTGTAAAGGCGTGGGCGGGGATGCAACTAAATTGATGGTATGTACTTTTTGTAAGGGTTCCGGAACGATAAATGAGAGACGTCAAGTGGGTCCTGGATTTATTCAGCAGATTACGCGTCCGTGTCGACAGTGTGCTGGGAAGGGGAAAAGTTTTGCACCAGGAGGCAAATGTTTACATTGCAATGGAGAAAAATGTGTGAATAAAAAAGACATCTTCACAATTGATATCCCACCAGGTGCATCATCCGGATTCACAGTCACATTATATCAAGAAGGCGATGAATCAAATTGCAAAGTTGCTGGCGATATTATACTCAAGGTGGTCGAAACTGCCCATGAAACATTTACACGAAGGGGAGATAACCTGTACATAGTACACCACGTTCCCCTATTAAATGCCTTAGGTACATATGCAAACTGCTTGAGCATCATAAGTTGTTGTTGAGACAATTAACAAGGGATGAACGAGTCAGCCACGATGAGAAGTCTTTGCTTCTGGAACCATTTCATGGACAGTTTGAATCCCACTCGAAACAAAAAGAAAAGAAAAATGGTCATTTAGAGACACCAAATTGTACACAGCAGTAGAAACCACATTAAACTTGAACTTGGTACTCTTCTCCCTTACTATCCATCCAACTAAGTTGTCCTGAATGTAAATTGTATTTTCTTTTGATGTATGCAATAACATCTTCCAAATAGTTGTCTCCATTGAACACAAAAGTTCCGTTTGGACCAGAGAACTGATTTAATTCATCTACAATATCAAAACATTCTCGTGTAGATGATTCTGTTGCGGTGGCAAAAATAATATGCATCTGTGTATTCAAAAAGTCCTTCCTAGATTGTTGTAGTAAGATACATGCATCTATGGGGAAAAATCCTTTACGGAGAAATGCTTTGTAATGAATATCCGTCTCATTACTCTTATACTCTAAGACAGATCCTAGTAAACCGACTTCTTCGTACCATATTTCGTTTAAAGCTTTTTCAGAACTGACCCATTCATACGAGCTATTCATCCCAAGGTCTGTAAGAAGTAGTGGTACATATACATCCCATATAGAATTCTCAATAGTGGGATAAAAGTAAGCTTGGATCATGTAGAAAAATCTGAAAGTCCAACATGATATATTGAAAAAGAACGAGGAAGTGTAGTACTCTAGTGATTGAAGTATTTGGCGATACATTTTACAATGCCTTTTAATCTATTAGTACTGGTTTAGTTTTATATTCTACAAGGACGTATTCGCCAAAGAGTCTACAATCATTTGTAGTGGTTGAAGTACTCCATACGTTTTTGTAGCATTTTTGCATCTGGAATCAGCGTTTTGTTGAAAGCAGTCCACGAAACTCCAGACAACATATTGATGAGGAAGTGCATCGCATACATCCCACATTCAGAATATTCTTGTTGGTGTTGTTTGTGATTTGACACTACCTTGAATGTATGCGGGGACTGCTTTTGAATTTTTTCTATAAACGACTGTACTTGTGGCGGTGGAGGTCGTCCGTAAGAATCAAAATACACGATTTTTTTTTTCGCAATCGAGCAATACAAAGCAATCCAATGTTGACCAGAAGAAGTATGATCTGCAGTATTAAACACCACACCAAATTGTTCTACACCCTTTTTCTTCATTTCCTGGGTGTTGATATTGCATAAAAACCGCGTCTTGTGTAAGGGACCCCAGTCAAGAGCAATACAAGAATGTTCATCATACGTCTTTACGTTTGCGAAATCAATGGGTACGGTACCGAGAAAGATGAATTTGTGTTTTTTTCCATCATATTGGTCCATGACTTTGGAAATGTCTTCTGAACTCAACCATCGATTCGTATCTACAGAGGAAGGTATGCTACCAATTGGGTTTGCGTCATTGAACCATTCTCCTGGTGCGATGGGACGAAAAAAATCTTGCTCTTTGTACGTTTTAGCGAAGTCTGCCAATTGCTCTAACTTCATCCAACATTGCTCATTCTCACATTCGCTATTTTCGAGGATACGTTTATTAATTCGTCCCCATATGTCACATTTCGTCAAATATGGCTTTGCTACAATCTGCTTCGCTTGATCATTTGAGTGGTACGCATTCCAGACAGAAATAATAGTTAATAAGTTACGTTTTGTGAAACATGAACAATCCGTGGGTCCACTCCTTTTGGGAGCACAGCGTGACATATGATCTTTATAATATACATATCCAATATTTTTATATGTTACTTCTATTCATTTATCCGTGTTTTAGAAAGATCAAGGCTGTTGAAAATGATGCAATTTCCATTCTGTGTAATGGTCGTGTCCTATAATCATCAAGGATGACAAAATCGCATCTGGTAGCCTCTGATACAGCATATAGGTACTCATCGTGAGCCAAATTGATCCAGAGGATACCGACACCCAAAATTCCGGGTTACTTTGCAAAAGCTGATTACAACAAATATTGACCAGTATGCCCAGAAACACGGTCGTGAACAGTCGCGGTCCTCGAAGAAACCAATACTCACGCACTTTCCCGTGAGATATGTGCTGGCCAGCTAACAATTTTTCCATCAAAACGGCCTGGTAGTCAGCCAAACCGTGTACAGGCATAGAATGTTTCTGAAACTTCTTAATACACTTTTGCGAATATTTTTCGTACACATGAGCCACCCCACGACTGGCTATATCGTGTGAATGTCGAAACGCCCAACGTTTACAGGGTTTAGAGAAGCTTCGGAGGTAACCCATCTTCTATATAGTCCTACGAAGTCATCTCTTAAATCTCTTGAATAGATGTTTCTGCCTGGACTTCCACCTCTAAGCTCTTTTAAACCTGCACCGATAAAAAATCCGGAAAGAATATCCATCGTTTAATATTAACACAAAATTTTAGACAGTCAAAGGGTAATTGTAGATGTCTTCTGAGTTGCGTTTTGGAAGTTTGATTCCGTGCTCTAACAAAATCTTCTCCAAATTTCGAATGTGATCTACCGATTTCTTGCGTATTTTTTTGTTATTTCTCATCTTTTTGCGTAAATTACACTTGTTTACTTTCAATCTCCGACTCAGTTTTTGTAGGGTTGCAATTATGTCGCCCGGATATGTTGGAATTGTTATTGGTTTTAACTTTATGAAATTGGTATTGTTTTTTTCCAAGATTAATTGTAAGTCAATGTGAGTATTTAACCCAGCATATCTTCCTTTACAATGAATCATATTCGATACCGCCAAACACCCACAGTTGAGCAATGTCCCAATTTCGGCAATTGTTTTCCCATTACAATACATACGAATTGCCTCAGTTTGAGTATGTTTATCGATGATCTCTTTTAAGACTATCTTCATTCGCTTTTGGTGAATTTTTGCATAATTCTTATTTTTAGGTGACATCACTTCACGCGTGACTCTCTTCATTTCACGTTGTATGGGTTTGATTTTCTTCTTCCACGACTTCAAATAAAGCTTTTGAATTATAACGTTGTCTAATGTTTTCAATAGATGAGAATAATTATTTTTTAACGTGCAGATGGAATATATGGTTCTCAATCCAAGTCTTTCTTGTAGTGCAATATCTTTTTGAAGATTCCCATATAAGTAAGACTCAATTATTCTTTCACATCTTTCATTAGAACACGCCCTCAGCGTTGATGCTATTTTATACTTAGTTTCTTCTGAAAGTCGCTTATTAATTTCACCACCTGTCGTGCAATTGTAGCCATGTGGGGCAAGTGTTTCAAATTGCTTAATCATCAATTGTTCGTAATGCCCTGCTTCATTTTCCTCACATAACCATAAAACTTTCACATGCATATTTTTCCATCTATACTTTTGTATAGCCCTTTTCAACAAGATACAATTTGAACGGGGCTTCTGATGTCCTTTCATTCTTTCTTTCATGTTCCATGTCTGCCCTATGTAGGACTTTTTGGATGGAGAGGTGATTTTGTAAATAGAATACATTACTACTAATACTCATTTTGCTTTTAAGCAAAAAAATAAAAAGAAAGATAAAAAGCCGCTGGTGGAATTAATCCACGATGTCTTGGTGTTTCCGAAGAAACGAAGTGTCAACTGTGGGGATCGAACCCACGCCAGCTTACGCTGACCGCATAACTTAATTGATTTTCATCATATTCTTAAGTGCGGCTCCTTAGACCACTCGGACAAGTTGACGGATGCCTTCAATAGGGTTGTTTCGATCAACCTTTATATTCAAATCTCGCTGCGTAACCAATTTGCATACAATGTCTTGGTGTTTCCGAAGAAACGAAGTGTCAACTGTGGGGATCGAACCCACTCCAGCTTACGCTGACCGCATAACTTAATTGATTTTCATCATATTTTTGTGCGGCTCCTTAGACCACTCGGACAAGTTGGCAGATGCCTTCAATAGGGTTGTTTTGATCAACCGTTACCAGATTATGTGCGCCCTATATTCGCAGTCATCGAATGGTCACTGGTTCGATTCCGGTAGTCTGGAGTCAGAAAAATATTTTGTTTTTTGTTTTTTTGTATTTAAACAACCAAATATAAAGCATCTGCACGTATTATAACTACCAGCACTCCAAACAATGATGAGTGTGCAAACTCAAGCAAATGAAACAAACGATGAAATTACAATCTATCCAACATTTGATGAAATGGGTATTGATGCTTCACTCCTACGTGGCATTTACGCATATGGTTTTGAACATCCAAGTGCAATTCAGCAAAGAGGTATTGTTCCATTAAGTACTGGACGAGACATTCTTGCACAGTCGCAGTCAGGAACAGGAAAAACCGCGACGTTCTTAATCGGAAGTCTTATGCAGGTGATCGATGATTTTATTGACAATCCACAAGTTCTTATCATTACACCAACACGAGAATTGGCACTCCAAATTAAAAATGTATCTGATGCTCTCACGAATTACAGAGATACCAAGTGTAGTGTATTTATTGGTGGTTCCAGTGTTCAAGATGACATTCGAAAACTCCGGAACGAAGTGAACCACGTCATTGTTGGTACACCCGGACGAATTCTGCATTTACTCTCAAAGAAACACTTGAGTCTCAAGGCATTAAAATGTGTCATACTAGATGAAGTGGACGAGATGCTTTCAGTAGGATTTGAAACTCAAATCCGTGACATATTCGAAGACGTTGACACGAAATGCCAAGTGGCATTATTTAGTGCCACTCTGTCAGAACATTCCAAAACCATTGCCGAAAAAATTTTGAACAACCCTTGTAAGATCTTAGTGAAAAATGCAGAAGTTACACTTGATGGGATTTCTCAGTTCCATATAAACGTCCAACGAGAAGACTACAAATTTCCAACACTACTTGACATATATGATAAACTGTCTATTAGTCAAACAATTATTTATGTCAATTCCAAGAAGAAAGCAGATTACCTCCAAGATGAATTGCGCCGAGAGGGTCATTCTGTCTCATGTCTTCACGGAGATCTGTCTCAAAATGAAAGAAACACAGTACTTAATGAATACCGTTCAGGCACAGCACGTATTCTCATAGCAACTGATATCATTGCAAGAGGTATTGACATTCAGCAAGTGAGTATTGTCATTAATTATGATTTGCCCATCCAGAAAGAAACATACATTCACAGGATTGGGCGTAGTGGACGCTTCGGGCGAAAAGGAGTCGCCATTAATTTGGTTGCTCACTACGACGAGCAAAAGTTGAAAGATATTGAGAACTTTTACACTACTGAAATATGTGAAATGCCTATGGACATCAGTGATTACATTTAATTGACCTGACAAGATATTCTTGCCAAATGATTCCCCCTTTATTTTCATTCTTTTTTTCTTTCTTTTTTGTATAGAATGTCACATTCAAACCCGATCAATATTCCTGGCCGCAAATTAGCTTCTTCTGTTCCACCACAGGGTAATAATCCGCCAAATGTCTTCTCACCACCTCAGTCTTGTGCTTCATCATTCGACATATACTGTGGACATTTGGAAAGTGCATCACACTTTCGAGATCAATGGAAGAATCATGTGAGCTCATTCAAAGATTCGAACCATATGAAAAACTACTCATTGAAGGAGTCAACGAACTTAAAACCATCGCTTACAAAAAAAAATAAGAATGTTCCGCAATAAAAACGATATCCTACTAACCTCTCTGCAAGGATTTTTCCTACATAACAAGAGTTTCCGAATCAAAAACATTTTACCTATTTTGTACGGAAAATCAAAGGTATCTTTACGCGTTATTGATTGGTTTGTTACAAACTTTTCGAAGCAGAAGAATACTCGTTTAAAAGACGAAAACACTGGACGGCATTGCATTGTCTATTTGGATTATAAAGCACAATTAAAAGCGTTTTCGAAGAAACAATTTGACCCATTCTGTAGACGCAATCGAATTAAGTTTTTCTACAGTACCAGCGATTTTATTGAGACAACGATTGGACAACTTAACTTTTTTCGTTGGGCTTTACAAAGAGGCATATTAGATTTTCTTGAAAATAATCTCGCTATGATAGAAAGGGAAATGAATTTGTATTACAAGCGGAAAACACAAATTGCTAATCGCCCAACCAAATTGTTAAAATCAACAGTAAATCGACATAAAAACGTGAGCATCATTCTAACGTTCGAATAAAAGACCAAGGAGACAAAAAAATCAGTAAAACTTAATTGTAGCGAACAAGATTACTCTCTTTTGAAGAATACCATATTTGACTTGCTATGAGGTCACCAGATAACCTATATAAATAATATTTGAAAAGGATAAGGATATATGGCGTCAAGGCGCATTTTACACGAATTCAAAGAGTTGAATAATGATAATTCAATTGTCTGTTTAGCTCGCGCAGTAGATAACGAAATAAATACGTGGAATCTCGCAATGCAAGGCCCAGTAGACACTCCGTATGAGACGGGTTCTTTCATTATCCGCGTAGTTTTCTCAGCAGATCATCCATTTAGCCCACCTGCTCTACAATTTCAAACAAGGATATACCATCCAAATATTGATTCGCAAGGAAACATTTGTATCGATATTTTGAAAGACAATTGGAGTCCAGTGCTTTCCATTTCTAAGATAGTGACCTCACTACAATCCTTATTGGCCGAACCAAATCCCCACGATCCGCTTGTGCAAGAAAGTGCGGATCTATACCTTGACGATCGCGACGAATTCAATGCAAAAGCGAAATTATGGTGCAATTTATATGCAAGTTCTTCCTCTCTTCAAGCATAACTCATATTATTTGTCTTTATTTCTTTGTATTTTGATAGATTTCCAATTTTATCATTATCTAAAAACAAAAAGTATTACTAGTATATATACACGGTAGAAATGCCAGGTGGACTCATTCAATTGACAGTGACAGGAAAACAAAACAAGGTGCTGACAGGACAGCCTACTATGACTTATTTTAAGTATGCGTACAATCAACATACAAATTTTGCGTGCGAAAGCATTGCACAATCCTTTAATGGTTCGGTTGATTTCGGACAAAAAGTGAATACCACTATATCACGAAATGGAGATCTTATTACTAATATGACACTAGAAGTGAACCTTCCCAATATCAACAGTAACAACTCGGCGGACGAAAACGGTGACAAAACCATAGTGAACTGGACAAATGCCATCGGGCACCGTCTGATTGAGTGGGTGTCCATTGAAGTAGGTGGTCAGGAAGTGGATAGACATCGTGGGGAGTGGTTGGAAATTAATAGCGAATTAACCCTGAATGAGAGTCACAAAAAGGCCTATTATAAGATGGTTGGAAAACAGGAATTTTATTTCATCGAGAACAATGACCAGAAGAAAACACTGTACATACCTCTACAGTTTTGGTTCTGTAAGGAAAGTGGTTTAGCGTTGCCATTAGTGGCACTGCAACACCATGATGTTAAAGTACACGTCAAATTTAGGTCATTGAATGAGTGTATTACATCCCACACAGTAAGAGCTAATGGAGAAATTATCGAAAATGCATCGCCCCAAGTTGATCACAACCATTCTAGCATCCTTAGTTCCCGACTTCTTTGCGATTTCGTATACCTCGATGTGTGTGAGCGAAAGTGGTATGCTCAGCATTCACACAAGTATCTCATTGAGCAAGTACAATACAACGGATTAGGCGGAGTGATTACATCGTCCGATTCGAAGCTGCCTCTAGAATTTAATCACGCGTGCAAAGAACTCATTTGGTACGCAACATTGACAAATAAAGCCCACAAGAACGATTGGCTGAACTTTGGCAAAACAAACAACTCTGATAAGTACCTTTGGGGACCGCGTGATAATGATGACATTCTGAAAACGGTGACTCTGTATTTGAATGGACACGAGCGTGTTGAAGAACGGAGAGCCGACTACTTTCGTGTTGTAAATGCTCTGACGTACCATACGTCAAACCCTTCCAACTATATATATACGTACTCATTCGCATTACACCCAGAAAAGCAACAACCATCAGGTGCCCTCAACTTTAGTTTAATTGATGAAGCCCTCTTACATCTGAAAACAAATGTCCAACCAGGAACGTCATATGAACTCCACGCATACGCCAAAAACTACAATATGTTGATTATAACGCAGGGTATGGGAGGATTAGCGTTTAATATTTAAGTGTAATAGACGCGAAATTGCTTCTTCAATGAGCTGACGAGGTTCTCCGGTAGGAAATTCTAGAGCAGCGTCAGACCACCACAGTAGACGTGTTGACCACGAACTGTTCTCAATATCGGAGTCTCGCCAAAGTGCGTAATGAGGAAGTCTTTTGTATCTTGATAGTAAAGCATTCCTCCACTCACATTCTTCACTTGCAGGAAAAAACATGTCTTATTCAAAGGAACTACTGTACTTGATTTATTCTTCTTTGCTTTATGTCTGACACTTTAGAATATAAAGATTCAAATCAAATAATAATGTGTTTAACACAACACAATGAATAAGGAAAACTCAGACACTTCAGCTAAAAAGCTAATACGAATCAAGAAGAAGAAGAAAAACATCTTTTGTATGAACTGCGGAAAGCAGGGTCATAAATATAAATTCTGTCGCCAACCTATAATTAGTGCTGGTATCATTTTGTACAGAAGGCGAGCGTTTACTAAGAAGATTGAATTCTTACATATATGTAGGAAAGACACTATTGGATATGTAGACTTTGTTAGGGGTAAGTATCGCTTGGGTGATGTCGTTTATATCCAGAAATTAGTAAACATGATGACGAATGGAGAAAAAGTTAAAATTCAAGAACTATCATTCACGCAACTGTGGCGTGATATTTGGTGTATTTCAGATGATAATCTAAAAGTGAATAGGCACAAGTTTGAATTTGATAAATCGGCAAAGCGTTTGAAGATTCTAAAACAAGGGTATATATTGAAGCATCAGCAGACATTTGTGTCGCTTTCCTTGCTACTCGCTCAATCTCCAAATATATATACATCACCAGAATGGGGATTTCCTAAGGGCAGACGATCTATTGGGGAAACGGATTTAGAGTGCGCTATGCGAGAATTTACGGAAGAAACAGGAATTCCTCCTAAGGATCATTCGATTCTTCCATCGCGCCCTATTGTAAGTGTGTTCATGGGGCAGAACAATCGAAAGTATAAGCATATATTCTTCGTTTCAAAATACAACGGAAATAAGAAATATCTCAACATCGATCAAAATAACATTTTGCAAAAGTCTGAAATTGGGGCAATTGATTGGTTCACATTACAAGAAGCATGTGCCCATTTCCGTGAGTACAATCAATTGAAAGTGCGTAGCTTAAAAATCGCCTGCAAAATTATTCCACATTATTCCAAATAAAATGTCTGTAAAAGGCATATATTGGACTCTGTAAAATGGAGTTAAAAGAGTTTTATGATACGTTCAATAATCTGCGCAAGTCGATTTTGAATACAAAAACTGAAAGTGAGCGTAAATCCAATGAAGAACAACAAGAAGAAGTTGCACTAAAAATTGAAAAATGGTTCATTGACCACCCAGATAAATCTCCATATCGAGCTATGCCGTATCAAACGGATCAACAATTCAATGCAAAGATATCCGAGCAGGCAAAATTCAATGTTTGGAATCAGTCCCCAGATGCAACACACGACAAAGATCAATTTATTCGAACCGATTCTCAAAACTTTGTCAAAACTTTTATTCATCCAAATAGTCCATATCACAGCATTATATTATGGCATGGAACTGGAGTTGGTAAAACATGTTCAGCCATTGGTATTGCAGAGCAGTACACAGAACAAATATTTTCAATGAATAAGAAAGTGTGGATTGTCTGTCCGAAAGCATTGATAAGTACGTGGTATAACGAAATTTTTAATGTCTTTACTGCCGTTGCAGCACAGGTAAAATCAGGTACTAGCTTACAGTCACATTCAAAAATTGTCCAATGTACAGGACATCGATACACGTCCATCTTTGAAACTCTAATGAAAGAATTGGATGGAGACATTCAAAAAGTTCAAAAACGAATACAGACTCACATTGAAAAATACTATCGCATCATTAACTACGAAAAATTTGTCCAAGTCGTCGAAGATATCCGGAACAACACAGCATCAGCATTCGAAGGAGACATGATTCGACAATTAAAGCGTGAATTCAGTCACGCAATGATTATCATTGACGAAGCACACAGTTTACGCAAAACACGCGGAGACACCACAAATCGAAGTGTAAATGCTCTGCGATCTATACGGTCTGTCAAAGTTCCTAGAGGCACTGTTATTTCACTTTCAAATCGTCGCGGGTTACGAAAGGGTGAATTTTCCAAAAACATACATAAAAATGCAACAGCAATTCGTTTGGGCACAAAAGGCAATGGTGGAATGCGCATTGACCGAATTTCGGGAAACGGTACTGTCATATTGTATGAAAAAACTAAATATCAAGGACGTTCCATCGTAATTGCACCAAACATTGAGACATTTACGATCAAAAAAGTAACAAAGACTATTACAGATGTGCTTCAGTATATAACACGGCATTCAGATCAACTGAAACTCATTCTACTCAGTGCAACGCCTGTCTACGATTCACACGAAGAGATTGTAGACCTCGTTAATATGTGCCGTTTGAACGATAAGCGCCCGATGTGGTCTCGCCCTCAAGTATTTCCATCTGACCTAAGTCTAAAGGATACATCTCATCCATTGTATAATTTCACAAAAGGCTATGTATCATATGTACGCGGTGCAGATCCGAAGACGTTTCCTACTGTCATGTATCCGCCAACGTCTCAAACTAAAGCTCTTTCAACCCTAAGAGTATATCCTTCATTACTTACAGATAACCAAGCACAACGTCTCGAAGAAAAAAAAAATGTATCCGACATAGACCCGTCAAAGAAAATGATTTCGACATTAATGTTCCCGAACGGAGGTTATGATAACCAGGCATTTCACGCGCTATTTACTTCTCGCACAAATGCGCCACCATTTACACAACCCAATGGCAAGAGTATGTTTTCTAAGAGTACATTATCCACATACTCGCCTAAATACAAAAATGTTTTGCGTGAAATACAGAGGTGCAAGGGTATTGTTTTCGTGTACACCGAATATCTTGTGACGGGCGCATTCACCATTGCAATGATGTTAGAAGAAAACGGTTTCCATCGATACTCTTCAGCCTCGTTCCCCCGACCAGCAATGCTACAAAATATAAGTGCCGCTGGACAACGAGTTCCGAAGCAAGGATCGTATGTAATCTTCGACCAATCCAATCCGGTAGAGATATCTGAATTACTGCAAGCCATTAATTCACCAAAAAATAAAAGAGGTAAAGACGTCCGTGTTATCATTGGGACAAGACGAATTGAACAAGGAATTACATTCAAGCACGTTCGACAAATTCACATTCTCACTCCTTGGTGGAACATGAATCGAAATAAACAAATTATTGGAAGAGGAAGTCGCACGCTGTCCCACGCGAATTTACCTCAACGAGAACGGAATGTGACAGTGTTCTTTCACGTTGGTATTGGAAAAAATAAAACACATTCTCCAGACGTTCATACGTACGAGAGAGCCCTAGAAAAGCAACGCCTTATACAAGAGGTCGAAGACGTTTTGCGGAAAAATAGTATCGACTGTAATACCTTTTCACACAACAATCAATATACGCGAAAGGCTATGTCCATCATTGACAGCCACGGCAGGAAGCGGGCCGTTGAAGCTGTAGACATTGTTACTGAAGATGTGAATTACATGTGTATGCACAAGGCCGATGGGACACAGCCGTTCATAATGTCTGCGGAACTCACACCAAAAGTCAAACAACTTTATCGAATAGTGAAGAAAACATTGTTTCCGAGTAAACAGTATGTACTATCTAAAGAGCAGATGGTGCGCAGAATGACAAACGTGTGCAACACAAATAGAATACCTCTCAAATTAATTCCATTTACTTTACATCATATAATTCATTCAGATTTGCCTATTTACTCAGGTAATGGTGAAGGGCGGTTATCATTTGTAGATGGCTACTATACTTTTATTCCGCTATGGATGTCGACTGGAGATCTCCGCTATGTACCACTCATTTATCGAACCATCGCCCCCCCAAATCCCAATGTTTATTCCAAAAGTTTACGCGGTCTCAGATCGATAATGGCTCAGGAAATTAATGAAAACATAACACAGTTGTCCATAGCCTTAAAAGGAGTTAGCAATCACATCATTTCGCAATACAGTAATGATGTCTACACAAAAAAACATATAAAACTATTTACAATGCATCGACAGATGATGCTCATTGATGAAATGGATACCGTAGATCGCATTGAGTTATTTCATCAGTGGAGGGGAGAGAAACTTGACGAGCCCACACATAAAATTGTCTCAGGATATTTTGGTACAGCCGAAGAACCTTCCTTTGTGGATAAACATGTTTCGAAAGTGGTCCTCAATGGGTCCCAATACTTTCGTTTAATGGGCTCAAATGGGAGTTTTGAAATATTTAAGAACAAAGAGAAAGTAGCGCTATCAAATCGAGCTAGTCAAATCATAAGAGCAAGCTTTCCAGTTGACCCAGTATTTAATCTCGAGACAGTCACGGCACAATATGTTGGATTTCGTTCCTATACAAGGAGGGGGTCGAAAACTGTGTTTAAAATTGTGTCCGAGGATTCATATTCGAAACACAAAAATCGGAAAAGTGGATGCACCTGCAAAGCATCCGGATTAGGCAGAAAGAATGTGGTGGTTTCATTACTTTCTACTTTAAAGACCATATTAACCGGAAAACGTTCGACACAAAAGTACGACAAAATTCATCAAAGTTCAAAGCACGTATTGAAAAAGCGCACCGTGTGTGAGGAGTTAGAGTTATTATTTAGGACGATTAAGCACAAAGATGTTTCTTTTGGATCTTTACGAAAATATACCTCCACATCAATATAAAAAAAATGAAACTGTATACTATACATACATCAGGTCGTAACCATGTTTCATTCTCAAGTCTTTAAAACGTCTATTGCAGTGAGCTTGAAAAATTGTACGTCTATTGACGAAACAATCAAACGAGAGGTACAGCGGATTGAAGGGACGTGTATTTCTACAGGATACGTTAAGCCAGAGAGCGTGAAAATACTGTCACGAAGTATAGGTACGACTCACGCAATAAACACTTCGGGAAACATATACTACGATGTTGTGTGTTCGGCAGATGTGTTTAATCCGCGGGCTGGGGATTCTTTATCCTGTATTGTTGAAAAGGTAAACAAGCTTGGTGTGATGGCTCACGGTACAGATGATTTGCCCGTGTGTGTCATCATCGCTCGCCAGCATCACAACGACACTTTCCGAGAATGTACTCCGTCAGATGTCATTGACTGTGAAATTATTGGGTCTAGATTTAAAATTAAGGATCGGGAAATTCAAGTGATTGCTAAAATGAAGTGATAAAATGTTGCGTTGTTTTGAATGTGCGTGCAGGCTCCCTCATGGACCCATTACACAATCTGTCAATTAGAAATGGGAAAGTGAATCATGGCTTTGGCTTTGGTTTTAATTTTTTTCTTTTGGATGCTTCATTTTATTCCAAATTATTCTATGCGTATAATTGAAGAAACGTTATAATCAGGAATTAAAATACCCGCAATTTTCTTCTCCGTGTTTTAGGCGACGCAAAATGGTGTATAGGATTCGTGAAGATAGTAAGTAGCCAAAACTTTAATAAATTTTTTACGTTCTATTGATAATACCACTATGATAAATATATTGAAAAAAAAATCTTGATTATTAATACAACATAAATATTTTCAAATGTCTGAATCTTTAAATATGCAACAGTTGAAAAATTTAAAGGAAGTGGCGCGGCAATTAGGGGCTACGGGTATGACAGCATCACAGAGTACAGCGGTAACTGACACTAGTTTTACTTTATCGGTACAAGCGGAGGATGTGATGCTGTCATATCCTACACCAACGCATGAATTTAGAGCGGAGACGGACCTCGACCCCATTCATTATAATATGAACAACGGCGTCGGCGCTATTATTTCTCCTCAATCTTTGAGTAATGATGGGAGGTTGATGGTGGTGGGATTTCCCAACCATTCGAGTTCCCATTTCCACGTATATGAAAAACTATATAATCGCAACAGTCACAACTTCAACCTAATTTATACCAGTCAAAGCATCATCACTTTAAACAATAGCAAGTTCGGCAGTAGTATTGCGATGAATAAGGATGGTTCATTGATAGCGGTTGGTGCACCTGAATATTCGAGCACGAACCGAGGTCTTATAAAAATATATAAAAGAGAGGGCAATCGTTTTACAGAAGCCTCGATGTTGGGGGGCGGTGCCGCCTCGATAATGGGGGATTCTGGTTATTTGTATTTTGGTCATTCACTGGCAATGAGCGCCGATGGCTCAACTTTGATAATTGGTTGCCCACAAACAAACCAAGCACATCCTGGTATTGTATATGTGTACAAGGAGATTGCCGGTACATGGACCAGGCAAAATTGTTTTGCAGCGTTATCTCATAACCCCAACGGTGATTATCTAATGGGAAGTAATAACGGGGGATTATTAGGTTGGAGTGTATCGGTGAGCGCCGACGGTAAAACTTTTGCGGTAGTTAGTAAAAGGCATGATTCGACAAATAAAGGTGCTGTACATGTTTATACATTTAATGATAATACTGATAAATATGAGCTAGTCGGGTCGAGAATCGATGGATGGGAAAATGACAAAGAAGTCAATCATTGTTCGTTGAGTGCTGACGGGACTATTGTTGCGTTATCTTCTAAAGACTCCCAGGGCGGTACTGGTTATGCGGCGGGGAAGGTAAAGGTGTTAGAGTTGAGTGATGGACAATGGGTTTCTCGAGCCGACATTACAGGGATTGTTACTTATAGTGTTGGAGAGGAGTTCGGTAGCTCTATTTCATTAAGTGCCGATGGTAATATTCTTTCGATTGGCGCGAGATACAATCGAACAGCCCACCCATACGGGGGTAAAGTATATCTATATGAAAGGGTCGGGAATACATATTCCCTAAAATTTGACATTGATACTCACGAGCAAAATTCTCAGTTTGGCAGGCAGCTATCAATGAACCTTGATGGTACAGAACTTTTAGTAGGCTACGCCGATGTCAACTCGTACTGTTGGATGAGAATGTATACTATAGGGAACCTGGTGTACCCATCCCAATCACAATCGTTACAATACGCAATAGACGGACTCGTTTCAAAAACAGATCCTTTATCAGACGGTCTATCTTTAATTAAAAAAATGCCGAATCTTGATGGTGTATTAACGATCCCTTCACTATATCTTTCGCAGAGAATCTGGAACGATAACAATAGTATATTGAGAAGTGTTAGTGGTAGTTACATAAATACACAAGGATATGGTACTTGGAATAGTGGTGTTTCTGGGCACGCCAACTTTGGAATGAGTTTGTATACCGAAGAATCTATAATGTGTAAGGAGACCATATATGTTTATAGTGACCGTCGCATTAAAAAGAATATTGAGGATGTACCTGATGCTCTTGCATTAGAACAAGTTCGCAAGATTCCCTGTCGTTACTATGAATACAAAGACCAAGTGAAACGTGGTAGTGAAAAGACAATCGGATTCATTGCTCAAGAAGTGAATGAAGTTTTACCAATGGCAGTAAATCGTATGACAGATTTCATCCCGGATCACATGAAAATGGCAGAATTGTCGTGGGAAGAAAGTAAACTAATGACAGTATCAAACTTAAATGAAGATGTGACGACTGGAACTAAAATCCGCTTTAAATGTTACACGGGAACGCTTCCTACATTTAACGAAGACGGTTCGATTAAAACACCATCAATAAATTTACTCGAATCTACAGAAGATGTTGTCATGATGGAAGGTGGAAAATTTAAAATGAAAGAAAAATATGATCATGTATTCATATTCGGTCGAGAAGTGGACGATAAATTAGCATTAGATAAAAACAAGATCTTCGCCCTCCACCACTCCGCCATCCAAGAACTCGACCGTACTGTCGAAGCCCAGAAAGCAACCATCGCCGCCCAAGAATCCGCCTTAGCCGCCCTCGAACAAAAAAATGCCGCCCAAGAATCCGCCTTAGCCGCCCTCCTCGCCCGCGTCGAAGCTTTAGAAGGCAATTAAATTTAATTAAATATCTTGTCGTATAATATAAAAATGAAAAACACAGGACAATACGCACTAGCTTTTGGAGCAGCCTTCACCGTTGGATTCGTTGCGATGTTAGCATTTAATCTACTAACAGCAAAAAAGAAAAAAGACGAATAAATGAAATTAATATAAGAAATTAAATATAAAACTTCTTGCACAAAACAATAAACGATCTTGTTTTTTCATACTCGAATTCATTTTAATAACTCCTATACTGAGAAGAATACCAAATAGGGATATGAATAAGGCATTATTCTTTTTCATCCAATTCCCATATCCTTTGTCTCGATCTTCGTCCGGAAGTTTATGGTGCTCATATAATTTATTGAATTTCTTTCTATCGAAATTCTGCAAATCAATATTGATATTTTTGGGTTGGTTACTTATGAAACTTGCTGATTGCTGTTTCAGTTCTATATCGGTGGTCGTACACGATAATGCCACATTTTTCTCTACTTCTTTTCTGACAATACTATACGCATGATTAATAACATCAAATTTCAATGTTTCGCCAGCATTCTTATCAGGATGATACTTAACTAGTTTTTTCTTATATTGCCGGTGGGCTTCCTTTAAATTCATACATTTCTTCGAAATACCTATGATTTCAAAGGGGTCAAATTGACGACTTGTGATTATTTTATCAAATAAACTAATTTCCAAACTTTCATCGGCATATCTTTGTGTAAATGGAGATTCCATGTGTATGGAAGTATCCATCCATCTTTCTTGAATACGCGAGTTTTGTTCTTCATGAACATTTGTAAACATTGTAAAAAAAAAACAATTCTATGTTATTTATTATTATTTTTCTTTTAAGTTGATACTAATTCTAATTTATAAATATTATTGTTGTATATGATACACAAAAAATGATTATTTGTATCTACATCTGTGTTATCATAATAACATATACCATCTTCGGCATTTATCCAAGAAGATTCTCCGGTAAATTGTATTTGTAAAATAGATGAATCACTCGGGTCATTTCTATGTTGTCCTCCTCTAATAGAAAGTTTTGTAGCAGTTGCAGCAGTTGTAGCAGTTGTAGAAGTCGCGGCATTCCCATTAGTATTTGCATCTATAGTAGCAGGTATATCAGAGGATTGTAAATCTCCAAATATCAATGTTCCATCACTATTGGTAGTTTTAACAAACCCATTATCGGTAGTATTGAGACTTGTTGCCGTTTCTGCAGTTGTAGCAGTTTCAGCATTTCCAGTAGTATCTGCTGCGATAGTAGCAGGTATATCAGAGGATAGTAAATCTCCAAATGTCAACGTTCCATCACCATTCGTAGCTTTAACAAACCCATTCTCAGTTGTATTGAGATTTGTTGCAGTTTCAGCATTTCCAGTAGTATCTGCAGCGATAGTAGCAGGTATATCCGAGGATAGTAAATCTCCAAATGCCAGCGTTCCATCACCATTCGTAGCTTTAACAAACCCATTCTCAGTTGTATTGAGATTTGTTGCAGTTTCAGCATTTCCAGTAGTATCTGCAGCGATAGTAGCAGGTATATCAGAGGATAGTAAATCACCAAATGTCAACGTTCCATCACCATTCGTAGCTTTAACAAACCCATTCTCAGTTGTATTGAGATTTGTTGCAGTTGCGGCATTTCCAGAGAATTCGGGCGCATTTATGTTTAATTTTGTTGAAAAATTAGTTTCAATACTAGAATTCGTAGAATGAACATCGCTCACCGTAAATTTACCCAAAGAATCTCTTTTCACAATTCGATTCTGTACATTTTGGTCAGTTGCAGTATCAATCAAATTCAAAGGTATATTTTATATCGATAAAATGAGAACATTTAGATTAGTTCGTATAATAAATATGAAAGGAAAAGAAATGCCTCTGAATTCAGACTTAAAAAATACATGGAAAAATAAAACACCCGTAGGAGCAGCGAAGAAAGCATTTACTAAAGTTACATCTGGAACACGGTATCGTAAATTGAAAGTATCGGTGGCAGATGAGGAAAATTTGTCTAAAGTATTTAACTATCATATTATAAAAACGAAACGCAAGTCTCCTCTTATTCGTCTGGAAGGATCTGATAAAGAATTTCATATTAAATACTCTGTCCATGCTAAATCATTAGGTATAACTACAGAATCGAACGTAATACATGGAGGCGGAGATATGTCTATGATAACATTGAACGAAGTAGCTCAACTTGACGACGTTCGTAAACGAATAATAGAAAGTACCTTGCGAATACAAATAATATACAAACATAATGGAAAAGAAAAAACTGATTTTGGTTCTGGATTATACATTGACTTACATAGAGTATTCAATCCAAACCAAAGTTCTAATCCTGTATTAGGAGAAAGATCTAAAAAACTAATTCTGACAGCGTATCATGTCTTGGAGCCAGTACGTAAGATGCACGAAGACCAGTACAATATATTTGTTAAGGCTCCTCATTGGAAAAAGTGGTATAGAGTCACAATGATGAAAGAAATGCATGGTATGCACGGAGAAGATCCAAAAGATTATGAATTTTTATGGGGAAAGAATATTCCGTTTGACGCACTACCAGATGTAGATGATAATGATGTTGTCACATTGAATACAAAAGTAACACTTTTACATTATCCATTAGACACACAATTTATTCACAAATCAGAAGGGGTGGTTTACAAATTAGGTTGGGAAGTATCATGTTTGCTTACACATGATCATTACAGAAATCGAGAACTTACAAACCGCGAACTGGTGATATCCGATTACAATAATCAGACTGAAATACAGAAATTAGCACAACCTGGTTCATCTGGAGGTCCAATTATTACATCTGATGATACGCATCCAACAATGGTAGGTATTCTTGTATCTGGGACATTAAGTGAAAATCATGTAGCGTATAAAGAACATCCACAACAACGACAACACAGTGGGCGTGGGTTTAATTTTAATCCATGTAGAATTCCACATGAAGTATATGGAGTGAAATATATGACAATAAAAAATGAAATAAGAGAATTTGTAGATCGTGTAGAAATAAAAAAACTACTACTTGACCATCAATTAGATATAAAAAAACAGAAATTCGGGCGCGATGCTCTTTTTACACGTTCTGTAATTCAAAAAGGAGACATCGTGTATAGTCTGCGTGGGCCTTTGTCGAAAAGGCCTTCACGTAAAAGCATTAAGATCGGTCCTAATGAGCACATCACAGACCGGTTTGGAATCTACATACACGGTTCATCGAAGCCAACAACCTACCTCGATGGACAAAACGTCATCGCGAAGCGAGACATCTACCCTGGAGAAGAAATCAATTTAGATTTTTCGAAGAAGCCGCAGGGATTTGGGATTTTTTGATACGTAGCATATAGCCTACCTCATGGACCCATTACACAATCTGTCAATTAGAAATGGGAAAGTGAATCATGGCTTTGGCTTTTCGTTTTAATTTTTGTATTTTCTTTTGGATTACAACAATGGGGCTGAGAATTATATCTGTGTGTTTGTGTGTATTCACCGAATTTCGTACTTATTCCGATAAAATTTTACTCTTTCATCTATATTATATAAATGGATATACTCATTGGATTTGTATTTGGTTCTGTTTTAAGCAACATAATAAAACCCTCTGAACAGCACGGTGGAACATTATCCGATGAAAAACGGATGCACATTTCATCACATTCCTATATTTGGCCTGTATACAGACACACAAAAAAGAATAGAAATTATAAAATTATATATAAAAAAGGCGAGAAACAAAGAAGAGGCGATTTGATCGGTGATCATTTTAATTTTATGGAAACTTACATGTGGGACGGTTACCTGGCAGAAGTTCCCGGTATTTCCAAGGAAGTTGCTGCCACATTAGCGGACAAGGACATCAAGTTCCTATCCAATCTGCATGGTCTAGCGATGACGAAGATGCACCCCGATGTGGTGATGGGTAAGGATTCTGATGTGAGAGAGGAGCGGTTACGAGAATCGATAAGACTGTTCATGGCGGAGTTGGTGGAAAACTATAACACGATAGACGACCTCGGTCTAATTTCTGAATCAATTTGGGGGCATCTAGTATTCAACCTCATAAATCCACAACTCCTACAAAATAAATTTAAGGCCAAAACACTCTATCTCCCATCTTCAAAATGGTTCGAAGACACGGGGAAATCTGTGCTCGCTAGTTATAATAACGAACGAAGAAGGGCAACGGTTATGGCGGTATCTAAACATGGTCTCAGGGGTTTAGCACGTCAAAACATCAGGAGAAATATCGATAGTTACCTAGATTTGTGAGGGGACCAGATTCAGGCGTTGATAGAAAAATTATTGTATTGGTTTGGAGACAGAGACAACCATATATTTCAAAATAAAGTGTTTCACGTCAAATAGTAATAATAGAACACAATATAAACAGAAAAATTATACCTATACTACCTACATTCATCAAATGATGTTTCGCGGAAGTGTGTTGCTCCTGTTAGGGTGCTTTGTCAACGGTATCATGAATCAAGCGGTTGTTCCGAAGTATGACAATTCTCACGCAATTAATTTGGATGAAATTCACGCAATTAATTCTTTCAACAATCGGACATGGACTGCCGGAATCAACGACTTTTTCAGGAACAAGACTGTTCAAGATGTACATCACTTATGCGGCACTGTACTAGTACACGATAAGGAGGATGTAACGCCCCATGTTTCGCATACTGAGGGTGAACTTCGAAATGTAACGGTTCCACCTGAGTTTGATGTACGTACAAAGTGGCCTCAAAGAATTCATCCAATTCGTAACCAAGAGAGATGCGGGTCTTGTTGGGCCTTTTCTGCTGCTGAGGTACTGTCTGACCGATTCACAATTGCGACCAATGGGGCAACAAATGTCGTTTTATCGCCAGAAGATCTTGTATCTTGTGATACAGACAATATGGGATGTAGCGGAGGCCAACTTCCCACTGCGTGGCAGTATATGAAAGACACAGGGATTGTGTCGGATGCGTGTTTCCCATATACGTCAGGAGATGGTACCTCTTCGACATGTCGGCATACTTGCGAGGATTCAGAACAGTTCGCAAAGTCCAAGCATAAAGTCGCACACTACTACAAGTTGCGGACGGTGGAAGATATCCAAAAAGATATTATGTCCCGAGGTCCGGTTCAAGCGGCATTTCGCGTTTATAAATCGTTCATGTCTTACAAAAGTGGCGTGTATCAGCGCAGTTGGTGGAAATTTTGGGATTTTATGATGGGCGGACATGCAGTGAAAATTGTTGGCTGGGGAACCACAGATACGGATCCAAAGGTAGAGTACTGGACCGTTGCGAACAGTTGGGACACAACGTGGGGCGAGAACGGGTATTTTAGAATTAAGCGCGGCGTGAATATGTGTGGAATTGAAAGTAATGTGTATGCAGGACAGCCCTTGTTGTAGAAATGAAGAAATGAACGATTTATGTGTATTTAGTAATTTAGTATTAATTTTGAGCGGATATCTGCTAAATTCACAACCGGGAAGATTTTGTATTTTTGTATTTTTGTATTTAGGAATATGGCAGATTTTGTCGAGGTGTTGTCCTAATTTAAGGTATTTATCTTCCCATATCCTCTCCGGTCCTTCGGCAGGATCTCGGCAGGATCGAGAGAGTTCGGCATGATCGAGAGAGTGCAGCAAGATCGAGAGAGTTCGGCAGGATTCTGAGAGTTCGGCAGGATTCTGAGAGTTCGGCAGGATTCTGAGAGTTCGGCAGGAGTTTATCATCTTCACACCACCCCTTGCGATTGCTGGCTTGGGTACCACAGAGGGAACCAAGTCGTCTGTGGGCACCGGTGGTGTACCCTGATGAACGCGCCGTCCTTGGCTCGGAGTCGCGCGGTCACGGAGTCTTCGTAGGAGTAGGATGATGGGGTCGTGCAGCGTGTAGGTTGTCGTTCTGTCCATCTACCTTTGGGACTTTCGCTTGGGGTTGACGGCGTGCGCTTTGTCGTTCTTGCTTTTAAATGAGTCAAGAACGGTATTGAGCGCATCAGTACGAGGGCTTGTGGCGGTTTTTCCAAGAAGACATCGGTACTCAGATAATGTCAACTTTACTACTAGAGTGAACCCTCGTAGATCGTGTTTATCAATTCTTCTCTCTCAATCGTGGCTGTCCACTCCACTGCACTCTTCTCCATTCCCTTTTACTCCGCCCCAATAGTTCAGTTTTTTTCTTGTTCCTGCCTTCTTCCACTGCACTCTTCTCCATTCCCTTTTACTCCGCCCCAATAGTTCAGTTTTTTTCTTGTTCCTGCCTTCTTCCACTCCACTCCACTCCACTCCTCTCCATTCCCTTTTACTCCGACCCAATAGTTCAGTTTTTTCCTTGTTCCTGCCTTCTTCCACTCAATTATCGCTTCCTTTCTACATACACCCCTACCTTACCCACATGATCTTCTACACTATCCTCTACACGACAATTTCTGCGCGACCACGATGAGAAATTCGATGTCTCGGACATTTAGTCCGTCCGACATTCGAACGTCCCAACCAGGGGCGTCTTCCCATTGATCCAAGAGCCACCCTTCGTCCTCCAGCAGCAATGGTAAAATATGTTGTCGGTACCTTTTCGTGGGCATCTACCACACACCCAACGACCCCACTTCTTCTTATTCTCGTCTTCTTTAAAGATCACGAAAGTTGCATTTGATGACTTACTGATTCGCGGGCCCTTCCTCGTCACGTGCGGACACTTTGGAACTCCACCACGACCCTTGTGGTATCCAACGTAGGAAACATTGTTGATCATGAACGATCCTTCAAGATCATTGCACGGAGCATCGCTGCCAGAGATCGTCACCCCCCCCTGCGCATCGACATCAGTTGGAGATCGATCATCGCTGCCAGAGATCGTCACCCCCCCCTGCGCATCGACATCAGTTGGAGATCGATCATCGCTGCCAGAGATGGCCGCCCACCCCTGCGCATAATGGTCCATTCCTCCCTGACCAAGATGATTGACGTCGATTTCGCGACAAAGTTCGGCACCGCGACGAAGTTCGTCATCATCGGCAGTACCGAAAAAAGCGAACGGTTGTAAATCGGGGTCTGGGGATTCGCTACGAGTGCGGACCCGCTGGGCAACTTCTTCGAGAGCAAGAGCCACTTCTTCCAGATTGGTTTCTGATGCCCTGGATCGCTTGACTTTACGCAAATCCTCGAACTGCTCCTGTAAGCATCGCTTGTTGCTGGAACATTCCATCTGGCACTGGGACAA